ATGCTTATCCATTTCTGCCCCAGGCTGCTGACGCCTGCGGGGTTCGACCTGCCGTGCGAGCTGATCGACATCCGCATCAAGGAGTTCGACCTGCACCTGCTTGGCGGGCGCGACGTGGTGGCGCGTCACCCCCTCCCCGACAAGCGCTACCACGTGGCCTGCCGCAAGTCCGGCTGCAAGGCGGTGAATGGCCTGCTGGTGGACGTGGAAAAGCACGTTCCGCTGTTCACCGTGGACACCCGCTGGAGCATCGACGCCGAAGTGGTCCTGCGCCACCGCGTCGAGTACGTGGTGCTCGACGCCGAGCACGATGCGGTGAGCGACTACATGCTGCTGTGGTGCGACGAGGTGCCCAACTACTTCCTCGGCCAGAGCACCCCGGCCATGCAGGTTCCGTTGATGGAGCTGATGCGCGGCAATACGTTGCAGACCGAGCGGCAGGATGTGTTCCGCCTGCCAACGCTGAGGTCCGAACGCCTGCGCCAGGGCAACGCCGATGCCAACCAGCATCTTCCGAGCCGTGAGCAGGCGTTCCACGTCAAGGCCGAGCAGATCAGCTATGGGCTGGCCTGAAGGACACGCGCCAGCGGCAAGCCTAACTGATGCGGCAGCCAGACCTCCCGGGGGCGCATCCACGGGCTGGGCAACAGTCCCGGGCTTGGCCTGCTCAACGGTAGCCACATCGTGATTGCCCCACAGCAGCCCCAGTACGTCGGCCGGAGGGTCTTGAGCCAATGCCCCAGAAACGCAAAAGCCCCGCTCGGCGGGGCTTTTCAGTACGCGGATATGGCGGAGGCGGTGAGATTCGAACTCACGGAAGAGTCTCCCCTTCGACGGTTTTCAAGTCTATCGCTGAATTCAAGGTTTACGCGGGTTTCGGCTGGATTTCGTTTCCGCAATTTAGCCATTTCTCATTCTCTGGATGCCGCTTGCTGCCTGGGTCGATGCATAAATTGCGGAAATGATTTCAGCCCCTTCCATGGCATTCCCATGCGCCACTCTCCGCTCGTCGGCCGCCCTCGAATACTGGACATTCATACAGCATAATTTCCGGCCAACCCGACTGCCGGAGATTTCCATGTCCTACTCCGACCCCAGGCATTGCCACCACCAGCGCGTCACCCAATGGCTCGCCGCGATACGGCAGCATGCCGCCTGGCTGTACGCCGCGGATGAGCAGTACCTGTATCTGGTGGCCGAGGCAAACGAACTCTATCAGTGCGGAATCGTGGGCCTGCAGGACCGCCACGACATGGTCACCGACGCCTTGGGGATGTACGGATGGGCGATCGAGCACGGCATCACGCGCGAGACGTACTACTGCGCGGACTGCTGCTACGACGTGCTCGACGGCGGCGTCGTCGTCGGGAGCGTGGACGACGAGGGCATCTACCACGGGCCCGCACCCGCACGACAGCGGCTGGGCTACGTCGGCCGGGATCCGCTCGACGGGATAACATACCTCCGCCTGGGCCAGGCGCTCGAGCGCGCGGGCGTCGTACGCGGCCTGCTGATCGAACTCGACGCCGACGGCACGCTGCAACTCGCCGAGCAGATCCCTGATAACTTCCGGCCATGGCGGTGGGCCTGACTTTCAGCGCTCGGCCTCATAAGCCGCGACGCCGGTCCCTACCGCCCGCCATTCGTCCTGCGGCATACGCGAATCACAGATGAATACCTCGACCTCCCCGCCTTCTTTCGGCTCCGCAGGCCGAATAGCAGCATGCCGGAGAATCGTCTCCATGTCCGGTACGTAGCTGCTCTCCGAGCCGTGGAACGACCAGATGCCATGTTTCCCAGCGCTGCCCACCTGGTGGTCGAGTTTCACCGACCAGCCCTTGAATCGAATGACCAGCATGCCCTGCCCTCGTAGGAAAAGGCCGTAGTCTACTCCTAATCCTGACAGGCCTGATTCGCAGCCAGCAACTGGGCCTCATAACCGATCCGCTGCAACCGCTCGGCCAGCAGCGCACGGACCTTGGTCTGGAGATCGTCGCTCTTCTTCAGCCCAGCCGCTGCCCAGGCCGGCACCTCGACCGCGGGCGCTCGGCACGGCACAGCAATGGGCACTTCTACGCGCACCGTGCGCGGCTCGGCTTCCTGCCGGCCGGCGCATCCCACCAGCGCGACAATCATCAGCATCAGCACCACCCTCATAGACCCAGCTCCTGATCGATGACCGCCTCGGCGGCCGCACACTGCTCACCGGCGGTTCGCTGACTCAGCAGGCGTTGGGCTCCGGCATACTGCTCCGCGGCCTGCTGCCGCCCCCGCTCCACAGCCTGCGCGGCATCCCGGGCGCGCTGCTCGTCGGCCATGCGCAGCGCGGCAACCTGCCGGACCTGCTCTGCCACTGCGGACTCCAACTCTCCCCGGGAGGCACGGCAGGCAGCCAGATCCGCGCTCGCGGCATCCAACTGCGGCCGGTAGTGTCGCGCGCCGAGCCAGACACCGCCGGCGGTGCCGAGGCCGACCAGCACCAGGCAGGCCAGCGCGACCGATAAAGCGCGGGCGGAGATCACGACAGCACCCTCTTCGCCCGCTCCCACAGCGCCAGGCGCTCCGCCTGACCGTTCGTGCCGCCGTTGATGCGCCGAGTGATGGCGGCGAACTCGCCCCGGTCGGCCAGTTCGTTCAGGCCGTGCGTCGACCACCACCAGGCCGCCGAGATCGCCGCCCACTCCGGCTGCTCGAGCAGTTCGGGTTCCTGCTCCAGCGGCTGGCCCAGCCCGGTGCCGGCGGCGCGGTAGTTCGACCGGCCGGTGATCTGTAGCAGCCCGCGCCCGCGGTACCGCCAGCCGTCGCCCGATGCCTCGTCGCCATTGCCGTTGCGCGAGGCGTAGGCGTTGTTGGCGATGGCTCGGGGGTTGCGCGCCAGGCGCTGCGCCAGGGCGTTGGGCTGGCCGTCGGCGCCGAGGTACCGGCTCGGCCAGGTCGCAGCCAGGCCACGGGCACTGTAGTTGAGGTTCTCCACCAAGCGGGTCAACTGGCCGCTTTCGTGGCCAACTTGGGCGAGGAACACCGCCGCGCGCACAGGCGACGTGATACCGAAGCGCGTCATCCCGCGGTTCAGCGCACCAACAAAAACGCCGGCTCGAGGGCCGGCGTTCGGGAGGATATGCAGCAGTTGCTGCTCGGTGATGGGCATGGCGATTCACTATCCAATGACTAGCATGAATGAAGCGCGTACCATGACGCGCCACGTTTTTAGGAATGGAGAAAGGCAATACGCATGAATAGGACAAAGCTTCCGTTTTCAACCGTACCGTACATCCTTTTCCTTCTCCTATTCCCAGGAACGATTCTTTATTACGTAGCGACGACAAATGGCCTGATCCCGTCGATTATTACAGGATACTTTGGAAAAACATCCGCAGCCGCGCTCGCCATACTTGCTCCGCTATATCTGTGGACCACACTCAGAACAGGTCGAATCTCTGTAATTGATCTGACGTATTTTGGATTCCTTCTATTCTTCATCTGCGTCGTGATTTTCAACAGAGAAGAAGAGAGCTATATCTTCACATGGCACATGGTTTCAATCGCACAATGCGCAGCAGTTTTTTTTATATGCAAAGGCACTTTCAGAAAAGAGCGATTGCCTGGCATAGCTCTTAAGACCATGTGGATTGCTTCATCCGCATGCATTCTTATATTTACTGTAGACGGCAGGTTTTCACTGAGGGAGCTACAAAGCGAAGTAGACAAGATCCCTGGATACCAGACATTCGCCCTCTGCTATTTACTTCTTTCGGTTGTTCTTATTACAGGATTAAAATCACTGCCAGCCAGATGCCTTGCGCATGCTGTAGCGATAGCTTGTCTTTACATAAATGGTGCGAGAAGTGAATTCGTAGCATACGCTCTCTTTGCGGCAATCTACGAGTTTCTGTCGTCAAAAAACAAAGGGCTTCCTATATTTGCTCTTATCATAATTGCAGCAGGATCAGTGGCAACCGTTAGCTCCGGCTTAGTGGAGATTCCAGATAGCAGAGTAGCGAATCTGCTTGATCTTCAGCATGACAATTCGAGCAATGAACGGAGCCGGATAGCTTCTGAAGGCCTAAACAAGATAATGGAAAGCCCAATATTAGGAAGCTACGGAAAATATGAAAAAGGCGAGTACATACACAATATCCTTTCGGCATGGTATGACCTGGGGTTATTCGGATTCTTGTTTATACTGATTATTTCAATAGCCCCTGCGGTAGAGCTAGGAATAAATATAGCCCTTGGCAGAGCGCAGACGAATAGAGAAATATCCGCATTCTCAATTCTTGCAGTGACAATAGTGCTTCTTCTTGTTGGAAAATACTTCACATACCTGTTACTTCCTGCCGCGCTAGGACTATATTCATCATCAAAACTTAAGATCAAGGACAGCTAAATGTATCGTAAAATTTTAGCGCAATTCATGCAGATTATGTATGCAACAGCATTCATGCTTGCTTTCATTCTCGCAACTTACTATCAAGACATTTAACAAGGCCTGAATGCAAAAGCCATCCAGGCCAACGGATTAAATGTCGTCTACGCTCGCAGACCAGTGAAGACGCGCAGACCCGCCGGCGGCAAACGATCCGCTAGGGGCCATGATGGCTGGACGAATACTACCGGGCTGAACATTGTACGCAATCGGCACAGGCGTGATTGACCCGATAGCACTCTGATCAGCGCCCGACTGGCTTGAAACCTGCACGCTAACATTGGGCATTTTGGAATACGGGTAACGGATAGTCTGAGCTGGAGCTGCGACCGTAGCGGATGCCGTGGTGGTCACGTTCACTGCGCCAGTTTGGCGCATCTGTCGGGTTGCTATACCTGCGTTCTTTGCGGTTGGGTACAGCAAATAGGTGCCGCTTGGCCCGTAGACTCCATCCACGATTAGATAGTTACTGTTCAGAGTGGCCGAAACTTGGTCATCTGCGAAAAGGAAGCACTGCATCGCAACAGGCGCCATGTGGACATGCATGCCATCGATGTTCACGCTGCAAGGTAGCGGACTATTGCGTCCACGAAGGAACAACACTTTGGTCGATCCTGTCGCGTTCGGCAATTCGAACGTATTGTTTCTCGCGATGATGAGCAGCGCTTCGCGTTGGCTTGTCCCCGGTGAAATATGGATGATGCCGAAAGAAGCTCCGTTTCCATAACTGATAAAACGATTGTTCTCGATTGTGTACGTTCCGCCATAAACTTCGGTTCCGTAGAGCGCTTCTCCGGACGTACTTGATACTCCGTAGATCGTACTGTTACGGACGGTGGCATCGCGCCCTTGAAGAATTACACCGTTCCGAAACTCACAGTTGTCGTATGTGATTTTATCGGCATTGCCATGCATATCACCTGCACCAATATCCGACGCGATATCAATACCTTCAATGTGCATGCCGTATATCAGGCCGTTACGATTGGGCACACAGCATACGTCATCCATTCCGCCCAGCGCCACGGCATGCCTGGTTGCTGCCGCGTAACCACCGTAAACTGAGAAGTTATGGCAGTTCGAGATAGTCATGCCATATTCATCGTTGACGGCCGGAGACATGTTTGGAGTTGAGGATGCATTGATCGACACGTCAAAACAACGCTCTACCTCTAGCCCCGTGTAAAGCGAGACATCGCTGGCGTAGTAGTTCGAAACTCTAACGCCATCGCCGAAAACAACCTTGAACGGCGCAATGGAATATGTGTCAGACGGCGAGAAATGCATCTGGTCAACAGAGACACGCACGCCGCGCAGGCGGTATACGTCAACCTCGGTGAACAGGTACACCGACGAACTGTTGCCGTAGATCGTAACGGTGTTGCCGCTAACCGAATGGACCTTCCACATCTCACCAGCGCGATACGGATCGCGGTCAGCCAGCCACGATCCATTAGTTGGGTTGTACACAACGACCACATCACCTGGTACAAGGTCCGGGGCGGCAGCAAAGGTTAATGTGCGCGCCCCTTTCACTACGCTTACCGACAGGTCGCCGATTTGCGTAAGCTCGCCCTGCGTAAGCATGCAGCTACCGGGTCCATCTGCCAGGCTGAAATCCACGTGTGTGGCATAGCCATCACCGGTATACCGAATATCCCGCTCAGCGAGAGTTCCGCGATTCATGACGTAGTGGCCGCCTGGCGCATGCACATGCGGAGATCCGGAGTTGATTGCCGCCTGATACGCCGCCCAGTCGATACTGTCGGTCAGCGCAGTGGCGTGCGGATAAACCACTTGCGCATCCGCGAGTGTTGCGAACCGCTCTGACAGCGGGTGATAGAGCCCGTCGGCGATGGCGCCGTGGTCCATGACGTTGGCGGTATCGTTGAAGCGGTCGGCTACGGTGCGCTCGCGATAGCCGATCATCCCTGCGCCAGCGCTGGTAGCCAGGGTGGCTTGCAGCGTCCGGTCAACCTGCGCTACCAGGATGTTCTGGTCCGTCACCCAGTTCCCGGTCAGATTGACGGGGAACGATGCCGGGCGCTTGACGCTGTAGATGTTGTCCCCGCGCTGGATCAGTTGGGTCGGGCGGTCTACGGTCAGCGGTGAGCCGTCGACATATTCAAGGAAGCCTGGCTCGAATCCTTGAGCATCCAGCCAGCCGTTGACCTGATCCTCGATGCCTGCCCAGGACTTTTTAGAACGGCCGAGGCGGTCCGTCCATGCAAGCGCCGCCCCGTTCATCGCGAGATCAAGGTTCCCGGTGTTGTCGTGGGCGTCGCGGAAGTCGGACGATCCATCCGGCTCAACCGCATTCATGGTGTCGTATCGGAAGGGCATGGTTGCTCCTAGAAAGCAGAAACCCCGCACAGGGCGGGGTTCTTCATGGGGATGGTGTGTTGGCGGTCAGACCGCCTCAGGCGGCGCGGTGGCGTTGTCGTTGATGTAGAGCCGCTCGTCGTAGTTCACACCGCGGACGGAGCAGCTCTCGAGGCCCTTCGGGTCCACGCCGGTGATCAGCACCGGGTGGATGCGGCCGAACAGGAGATGCGGCGGCTCACGGGTCCAGGAGAGATCAGGGACGAAACCAAGTGAGGGTACCCACATGCGGTATTCGTCAATTCTCGATGCCCTCCAGGGGCCGTCTACGCGACCATCCGGCTTGCGCAGGGCGACCCTCGCCATTGTCATGGATGCCCAGTCCAGCGGCTCGCTGCTCTCTAACACGAAGCCGGTGCCTTGGGGCGTGAGCGACTTAAGGAATGCGCTCTGGCCGCTCCCCGGCGTGTCATCCGACACAGCGGCGAGGCTGAGATAGCCGCTATTGTTCGCGTCGAGCTCCGTCTCGAACGAGTAGTTCCACCGCCGGTAGCGCTGCTCTGCTGCTCGGCGCATGCCCTTTTGATACGCCTTGTTGACGTCGCTCACCCCGACAGCGCTGACCTTCTCGGGCTTCAACCCCAACTGGCCAGGCAGGCGGCACTTGACCGTCTGTTTCTGGAACGTTCGGCCGTCGATGTGCTCGACGTCGACGCCGTCGTTGTCGTCTGGGGTTGGCGTGCTGAAGGTTCTGGAGAGCGACCCTTTCATGTTCTGTGCCGAGTAGGCCCAGACCTCGCCATTCGCCGCCGGCGTGGTGTAGAGATGATCGACACCCTCGCGCAGCCCATCGCGAACCGGACGCAGCCGCCCGCGCCCAATGGTCAGTTCAGAGAATCCCGCGGCGAGGATATCGCCCAGCACTTCCTTCACCGTCGACGTCGACTCGTACTGGTGATCGAACGTGTCGCCTCGCTGCGCCCAGATATCGGCCAGTGCATCGATCTCGACCAGGTCGAGGTCTGCATCCTCGTAGCCGACGGACTTCGCGACGTAGCAGAACGGCGCCACCAGATCCCGGACAGGCCGCGGCTCCGTCCACGCGCCGTTCTGGCGCGTCGGGAGTATCCGGGTACCGATCACGGAGACCCGATTCTCGGACTGCGCACCCAAGCGGCCGCCGCCGGCGACCGCCACTGAAATGACGGTCATTCCGGGGTACGACGACGGGCTTGCTAGCCTGGCCCGTAGGCCGTACCACTGCACGGTGTCCTGGATGGTGGTCTCGGTCGATTTCGCACCGATCCGACGCATCCTGACCTCAGGGCGCATTGCATACGGCAGGTTGATGCGGCGCGTGAACGCGATCTGGTCCAGAGTCGCACGGCTGATGGTCTCTCGGTACGAGGTCCATGCACCGGCCAGGGCCATGTCGCGCCACTGAAGCTCGATCTCGACCTGCCAATTGAAGAGCCGCCCCTTCTTATCCACGCCGCCGAGGCCTTGCGGGAACATGTAGTCGAACTCGATCGCGGTGGCTTTCTCGGCCTCCGGGTTCCCTGCGAACGGGCCGGCCCAGTCTCCCTCCAGCGTGGAGCCGTCCAGTTTCAGGACCGCCGAGTTGCTCTCGATGTAGTCGAATCCAGGCCAGGCAGTGTCGTCGGAGCCGGTATCGGTCAACCGGTCCAACGCCAATTGGCTGGAGCTCGCAGCGGTGATCCGGTACCGGAGCCCGCGGTATCCAATACACGCCCAGCCGGTTCCGTACTGCAACCCAGAAACGGGCGCGCCGCTGGTGGTATTGAGCGTCATCGACGCTGGCGTGGAGCCTGCCGGCTCGGTATAGCTGTTGACGACGTAGATGCCTTCATTCGCCCCGGTGACCTCGATAACCATGCCTGGGAACGCGCCGAGCTGCGCGAGCGGGCCGGAGATCGTGTCCCGGCCGCCCACTCCGGTGCCGGCGGTGACGTTGTACTGATACATCACCTCGACGCGAACGATCATCCCGGCAGCCCAGCCAGTGGGGAACTGGCCGGCCCCGACGGGAACGGTGACCAGGTCGCCGTCGAACTGGTACGCCTGGGCGTTTGCAGACTGGTCGACCGTGGTGGTAGTCCGGAGGTCGATCCCCGCGGTGCCCGTCGCCGTGGCGCCGACCTCGGCAACCGAGTGCCACCACTCCGCAGCCGGGTCGCCGGAAACACTCTCCCCCGGCCGATAGATGCGGTACCGGGCGTTATCGCCGAGCGAAATGATCGGGGTGTCGCCGATCATGATGTCGCTGGGGTGAATCTCGTAGTCGCCGATCCCGACCGCCAGCAGCATCTGTACCCACTCCGTCCGCTCACTGGGGAAGCGCCGGCACTGTGGGACGATGTAGTCGGGGTAGATCTTGTTCCGGCCAAACGCCTCCCGGACGATGTCGCCATAGCGGACTTGGTTCGCCTTGGTCCGCGCGCTCTCCAACGGGTCGCCCTGGCGCGGGTTCTGGGTGCTCGGCATCTTGATCCGAGGCATGAACAACCGGAATAGCGCTTGAGCGCTCTTGATCGCGGCGATTGTGATCGAGATCGGATCGATGCCCTTCGGCTCTTTCCAGATGTGGACCTCGTCGTCGGGTCCGATCTCGGTCACGCGCCAGCGACTGAAGTGAACGAGTTGACCGTTGACCGCGATGCTCACCGGGTTCAACTCCCCCCGGCGGATACGGCGCCGATTGCGGCGATAGCTCGCCACGTTCCCGCGCAGCCAGGTGTCGATTGGCATCCGCGCGCGGATGGGGTACTGGCGCAGCGGCTCAGGATCCAGCTTGTTCGCGAAGAATTCGATCACGGTAGAAGATCACCCGGGTGAAGTTTTCGAGGAAGTCCTGCAGGCGCACCAGGCGTGCGCCGGACCCTGGATTGATTTCGAGTACCTGCAATCGCCCCTCCCTGGCGACGACCAGGGCAACGTGGACGCAGACCGCCCCATCCATGCCGGCAGCGATCGCACCGGCGAACGGTTCGCACTCTTCCAGGGCGGCCTGGACCTGGCGCTGGTAGGCGCGCTGGAAATGGCGCGGGCTGGTATGTCTCACCTCCCCGAAGCTGGAGAGCATGGGCATGCCGTAGAGCTCATGACGCGCCAGCCGGGTGAGTCCCCAGCAATCGACGCGCGGCAGCTCGCGCCCGCCGTCTTCGTAGACGGCGGCGAGATATCGATCGAGCATGAGTCAGCCTTCGTACTTGATGCAGGGTGCGTTCTGGGAGTTGAAGTCGACGCGGGGCCAGCGGGTGCCAATCAGGTCGAAGTAGCCGGCCTGAATCTCGGCATGATCGACCTCCAGCACGCCGCTCTTGACGGTCATGTGGTAGTCCCGCTTCGGCCTGGAGAGGTCCGTGCTGAGGTAGAGCCGCATGGTCAGTCTGACCCGCTTCTCTGCATCGACGGCCTGCTGGATCAGGTTCTGGGACGTTCCGGTCACGCCGTCGATGGCAAAGGTGATCGTCTGGTTCCCGGTGTTGTCCGACTTCGGCAACGAGGCATCGATCCCTCCAGCCTCGTAGGTCAGAGTTCGGCCATCCTCGGTGCCGGCGGTGACATTGTCATAACCGTGGGTCAGCAACACCGGCGCCGGCCATGCATCACAGGTGGTCTCGAGGGTTGGAATCAGCACCTCGTCTGCCGGCGAAGCAAAGGCAACTTCGAGCGGGTCCATCTTATGCCTCCGGCCAGTGGCCATCGCGGTTCATCGCGAGATCCAAGATGTTCATGTTGAACCAGTAGTCCGGGAACTGCTCCCAGCCTGGCGGCATCAGGGGGCGTTCGCGCAATTCGAGCGTCGCGCTGTACTCCCAGCGCCTGACCTGGACCAGTTCCGCCCCCTCATACATGCCGAGAATTCGGCAGGTGTACGGCAGGAAGCCCAGAGGCGTCTGCAGCATCGCTTCGAACCACTTCGTTCCGTCCACCAGGGTGCGAGCGAACCACGCCTCGAAGAAAGCGGCCTGCTGGCTATCCATGTTCCAGGTGACTTTTGCCCTGGTCGGCACGCTCTGGGTTCGCCGTCGTTCTCGGACGTATCCCGAAGCCATCGGGGTCGACAGCTTCGGGTTCGTCGTCTCGAAGGTGTATCCCTGTTGCAGCGGGTGCGGCAGTTGCGCCGGATACTTGATGATGTCGTCGCTCATTACCGTCCCACCGTGGTGACGCCATATTTACCGGCCATGACCTGATGTACCTGTCCATCGCCTTCCATGCTCCCGCACACGACGTCGAGCACCCACTGGGCGTTCTCCATCCTGACGTTTGCCTGGGTGCCGGGCGGCGCATTGAAGATGTTGACCTCCGGCGCTAGACCGGCCGCAGCGGTGGCACCACTGGACGAGCTCGACGCAGCGCTGCCGCTCGGGATCCGGTCGTTGGAGTTGATAGCCTCGAGCAGCGATCGATTCCGCCTGGTCGCCTCGGCATTTACCACGAACTCGCCGTTGCTGAGCCAGCGGAGGTTGCTGTCGGAGGTACCGGTGCCGGCGCCGTTGACCATCCCACCAGTGGCCAGGCCTGGGATCACCGCCAGCGACGATGCCAGGGCCGTGGTGCTGGTGAGCGCGGCCGACGCGGGGATAGCAGCGCCGCCGAGGGTCGCAATCGACGCAAACGCCGCCGCCGGCGCCCAAGCCGCAGCGGTTGTGCCTGCCATGGCGACCGTGGCAGCGGTCTGAGAAGCGCCCAGGGTCATGGCTAGCACCGCATTCGCGGCCAACTGGACACCCATCTTCACGAAGCCGGCGATGATGTTCTTCAGAACCTCTTTCCCGAGGTCGCCGAGCGTGCTCAGCGAGAAGTTCAGGCTGGTGATGCTCTCGGATATCCCGCTGGTTAGGGTCTCGAAGGCGCTGGAGAAGATGCTCTGCGTCTGCCCCGCGACATTGGCGGCTTGCGCGCCGAAGTTCTGCACCGCAGCGGTCCAGCCGTTGATGGGGTTGGACATGGCCGCGTCCATCTGGGCCCAGCCCGCCTCCATCGCAGCGACCTGTTGTGGCAGATACTCGTTGGTCAGGTCGATCTGTGCCTGAAGCTCCTGTCGCTGCTTCTCGGTGGTCGCCTGGGCCAACTCGGTCCGCAACTGGAGGACTCGGTCGTTGGTCTGCTGCTCCAGTTGGAGACGCTGCTGGTACCGTTCGGCCTCCTTGCCGCCCATGCCAACCGCCGCGGCTTGGGCGGCGTATTGCTGGCGCTGAATCGAGAGTTGCCGCTCCATCTGCGCCTGGTACTGCTCGGCTGCGGTGAGGCCTTGGGCGCCCTTGATCGCCGCTGCGTAGTTAAGCGACGCCTGCGCCAGGGCCTTGCCGTACTCGTCGAGCGTGATTTTGCCCTTGCGCCAAGCAAGGTCGAGCTGTTGCTGCTCCTTGGTTAGGGTGCGCACAGCCTGGCCGGCGGGATCGTACTGGGCCAGCAAGCGGGATGCGGTATTGTCTGCCTCGCGTACGCCAGTATTCTGACCGCGGGTCTTCGGCGCGCCCTTCTTCGCCTCACGCTCCTTGATGTCGGCGATCTGCTGCTCGATGTTCTTGCGTGCGACCGCGAATTTGGTCTCTTCCTCGGCGGTGAATCCGCCAGCCTCCATGGCGGCCTTACGAGCCTTATCGAGCTCCAGCAGTTGCTTCTGGAGCTTCTGGGTCTGCGTCTGCGCGGCGGCGAACGTCGTGTTGATCGTGTCGATGCCCGTCTTGCCGGCCGCCTGGATCGCGTTTTTCGTCGCCTGCTCCAGGTTCTTCGCGCCATCGGCGGCAATCTTCGCCTGCAGGTCAGCGGCTCGCTTGTACAGCGCATCGAGACTGGGCTGGCTGATACCCAGGCCAAACGCCGCCCGACCACCACGCCCGACGCCCTTCTGGGCATTCTCGATCTGCTTGTAGACCTTCTGCAGTTGCTGTTCCGGCGACTCGGTACGCCCAACATCGAGCATGGCGTCCCATGCTGACTTCGCGGCACTCTTCAGGCCATTCCATGCCTTCTCGACTATCCCCAGGTTCTGCTCCATCTCTGTGGAGCGGCTGGCCAGCGCGTTGGCGTAGGCCTCGGTCGCAAGGCGAGCAGCATCCATTGTGCGTCCCTGCTCCTGCAGCGACTGGATGTTCGCGTACTGGCTCGCGGTCAGGAAGTTGAGTTGGTCGTCGAGCTTCTTCACCGCATCGACTGGGTTCTTGGCCAGGTCATTGAAGCTGTCCACCACCTCCTCGACAGACTGGTCGGTGACCTTCGACCAACTGATCGCCGCCGCCGCGATCTTCGGGTAGAGGATGGTCAGTTGGTTGCCGGCGCCAGCCAGTTGCGTCAACGCACTGGCTGCTTGGGCTACCGTTGCGTTCCCTGCTCCGACCTGCTGCGCGAAGACCGAGAGTTGTCCGGCAGTGGTTCCGGCGGCGTTGCCGTTCTTGACCAGGGCGTTGGTCAGGCGCGACGACTCCACCGAGCCTTGGTAGAACGCCAGCGCCAGCACACCAGCGGCGGCGGCGGCGATGGTGTAGGGGTTCACCAGTCCAGCGATGTAGCCCCCGACGGCGCGCGCAGCCGGCCCGATTCCACCGAACATGTCCTTGAGTTGGCCGCCCTGCTGGAGCAGCACCGTCAAGGGAGCCTGGCCAGACGACAGGCCGACAACGATGTCCGTGATCTGAGCCGGCAGCATCCGCATGTTCGCCGACAGCGCTTTGGCCGACATCCCCGCGCGGTTCATGCCGCCCTCGGCGTCGCCAAGGGCATTGCGCATTGCCTTCAACCGCTCGGTGTACTCCGCCACGGTCTCAGCATCGACCAGGCGCAGGTTCTTGTAGCGAGTGAGCCGTTGTTGCATGTCGTCGAGGCGGTCGAGCGCCGCGACAGTGGGATTGATCTGCCCCAGCAGGCGCGCCAGGCCGGCGCGCTCTGCGTCGAGGTCACTCGCAGCTTCGCGCGCGCCGCGGCCTGCACGACTGGTTGACCGGTCCAGGTTCTGGGTCTCGTCCGCTGCCCGCGACATGTTCGCCGCGATGCGCGACAACTGCGCGTTGATCGCGCTCTGCCCCTGGGAAAACGTGCTGAACGTCGACACCAGGTGCGACATCTGGGTGTTCAACTGCCCAAGTTGCGCGTTCGACTGGGTGATGCCGGTGTCGAGCCGACCGATCCCCTGGCCCACCGACGACATCGCGCTTTCCAGGGCGGCGGCGCGGGATACGAGCGCCGTCATCTGCGAACTGGTCGATTCCGTCGCGCGTTCGATGCGCGACAGCGACGCAACGGTAGCGGCCGCAGCCTTACTCATGTTCGAGCCGAGGCGGACAGTCACCTCGCTGAGGCGGGAGGTGCTACCGGCGGCTTCGTCCCCGCTGCGCTCAACTCGGTCCAGTGCGTCACTTAGACTGGTCGCGTTCTTCTCAGCGCCCCGGGAGTCGATGATTATTGAGAGGCGACTTTCTTCCGCCATGGCGGTCTCCGGGTTCTTTTTCAGCAGATTCTGATTGCGCCGCGGCCCACTGGGCGCGGTACTCGTCGTCGAGCGCGAGGACCGCCGCCTCGAACTCGGCGATGGGGATGGCGGTGGGGTAACGAAGGAGGTAGGCGTCGATATCGCGGTGAGAAAGCGGGGCTGGCGCGCCGATCATGCCGATGAACTGTCGGCCCCTGCTGATCCGGTGATAGGCCTCGAGCACCTCGGCGCAGAGGGCGTCTATGCTGGGCTCCGCAGGGACCGGGAGCCCGAACCGTTCATGCTTCCATCGCTTCTTCTCGTTGTCGGGTCCCGCCCAGTCCCGAGCCCAGCGATATACGCTCAGGACTTTCCCACGGTCTCCTGGGTACGCAGATCGGCTCGGACTGCGATATCGGTGCCGGTCTTGAGCGCAAGCCAATATGCATCGGGGTGCTGGCGCATGAGCGCCTGGCCGCGCTCCGGCGTGTAGTCGGCGGGCACTCCGGGAGCCGCCTCGTCCTGCACCCCCTTCCAGTCCTTGATGATGTGCCTGGCCACCAGACCAATCAGCAGGTCGTCGATATTGTCGAACTGCACATCGACCAGAGTCAGGGGGCTGAACTGGCTGGTTCCGACGCCGGCCTGAGCATCGATCGCCTGCATGTGGCGGCTGATCATCGCGTGGTGGGACTGGAAAAGCGGATCGCCAGTCGACCCCACCAGCAGCGAAAGGTCGGCCTCCGCTTCCACGTCGCAAGGCGAAAGATGCCCCTTCTCGTCCAGTTTGAGATGCAGCCAGCGGGTGCCGTACAGGTCGATTTCGGGCTTTTTCTTCAGGGTGATGGCCATGATGTTCCTCTGCGGTAAAAAGGCCCGGCGCGCACCGCAGGGCGTGTCGGGCAAGGGGTTACGCGGTTACGGTGATCTCGCAGGTATCGGTCTTGGTCGGGTCCGCCGTGCTGGTGGCAGTAATCGTTGCGGTGCCTACGGCCACGCCGGTGACCAGACCGGTATCGTTCACTGTTGCGATTGCTGCGTCGGAGGTGGACCAGGTGACGGTCTGGCTTGCGCCGGCCGGCAGAACATCGGCTTCCAGGTCTACGGTTTCACCGGCGGCAACCGAGGCGGTATCCGGCGTGACGGTGACGCTTGCGATCACGATCGGCGCGGGCAGGCGAGTGATGGTCGGCGGGATACGGCGCGCGGTGTAGTTCAGTTCGACCTGGACGATTTCCTCGGCGCTGGCATCCGGCCAGGATCCGTTAACCTCCATCTCCGGCAGGCTGATGCGATAGCCGCCGTCGGCGTTGCTGACGGTGAACTCCAAACTGATGGCATCGCCGGTCTGCTGTGCCTTCCAGAGCTGATAGGCCATCTTCGACCAACTGATAGTGATCGAGCCCGACGGCGTGAAGGTCGTGGGAATGATGTTGCCCGGGAACGGGTTGCCGTTGCCGATACAGCGCTGGGTCTGTACTGCGTTGTCAAACTGCAGGTTGAAGCTGTCCACGCAGGCGTTGTCCTCGCCTACCTGGATGCCGTCCACTTTCAACCCACTGATGTCCTTGAACGAGTAGCGGCGCTGCGCCGGCTCCGGCTGGGCGTTGACGATGAACGAGGTGTCGTCGGCCTTGTCGCTCCAACTGGTGGCAGCGAACGTGGTGGTGACGGTGATCTCGTTGTCACCAGGGAAGTCGAGCGCCATCGTCGCAACCTGGGCGCCACGGGCGATACCGGCGACGCCGATATCCGCGGCATAAGTGGCCAGTGAGAACGAGATTCGGTCGTTACCCATGGTCAAAACGTTCGCGAGCCAGTTCTTGCCGAAGCAAGAGGCCATGAACTCGTCCAGCGCCCCGTAGCGCCATTTGCTCTCGATGTCACCGCCGACGTCGACGGTGGTCATGGCGGTGCCCTGGGCCATACGGTCGGCGCCGATTTCGTTGTTGGCCTCGGAGTTGTAGGTCGGTGTCACGCCGTTGCTGATGCGGGTGAACGTATGCCAGTCGCCCGGCGGGGTGACGCCTGGGGTTACCTCTTTGATCCAAGCAAGCTGGACCTTCGCGCCGCTACTCATGGGGGCGTTTCTCCTGTGATAGGCGAAAAAAAACCGCCGTGCGGCGGTGGGTGGGTCGGGCTCAACCAGCCCGGTAGGGGATCGTCAGGTTGGCCTGGTACCAGCCGTGCCCATCATCGCCGGGAACGGCTTGGGAGACGGCGAAGCACTCGAACGGCAGGACCGGATCGCTGTAGAACTCGAAGTGCTCGCGTAGCGTATCGGCGGTCCGGGTCAGTAGCAGCGTGCCGTTGTAGGTCGGCACGAAGAGTTGCACGATGATCAGGCCGCTGCGGCGAACACAGGGACCGTTGCCGATCTCAGTAGCCGCAGAGGCGCCAGGTATATCCGCCAGGCGCGCCCAGATCGGCTTCCCGTCCGGCTTGAACGGGCCCTTGGGGTTGTTCGGGTAATCGACGTCATCGCCCGGGATCGCGGCCCATTCGGTCATGCGCGCGATGATGACTGCCCGGATCTGTTCGAAGGTCATGAATGTCTCGCCGTGACGCTATGGAAGCTGACGCCATAGATGCCCGCCGGGGCCTGCCCGGAGTGGCCATCCTCCAGCGCGCCGGCGTAGATCAGGTTGTTCTGGATGTAGACGACCGAATACGGCGCAAGCGCCGCCAGTGCGGCCTCCCCCATCGCCAGGGTCTCGTGGCCGTCCTTGTCGTAGCGGTCAAGCGAGTAGTAGACCGGGAGGTCAACGCTGACGATGTTGTTGGCTTTGAATCGACCGGTATCGACTGGTGCACGAATGGTGATCTGCTCGAGCATTTCGATAGTCAGCCGCCGCTGGTGGTTGGCCACGGCCTGGCCGACATTCTCGGCGAAAACCGACGGAGGGATGCTCCATGATCTCCCGCCTTTCCCTTTTGCCATCACGCTTTCCTCAACTGCAGGTCGTGGTGAACGCCGGCGGGATCACCGCCGACGCGCACGATGCGATAGCCCGCCAGCGGCCCGCCCAAAATCGGCACTACCGACGTAGTGCTCAGTTCATGGCCGACGGCGGGACGGTCCGACACCTCATTGATCAGCGCTATCAGTTGGATGTCGCCGACATGGATGTTGATACCGTCGATGCGGTTGGCCTCGTAGTTGTGGAACACCCCGCGCCCGGAGTACCGCACTGGTTGGCTCGTAGTGGTCTCGGTAACCGGATCGAAGACGCCCGGCCCCGGGTATTCACCAGCGAACTCGGTCACCGACTCGCTGAACACGCTATCGAACATCTGGCCGAAAATGGCCTGCATTTCGTCACGCACGGACACCTCCGATTTCGTACTCGACCCAGCACCGGCAGCCGGCGGTTTCGTTGTCGCCGGCCCCAAGCGTCTGGTCACCGGGGAACATCAGCAGCGCTCCAGCCCCGGTCACGAAGGGGCTGCCGAGCTGCTGGCGTTGGCCCTGCATCGTGGAATGAGTGTGCCGAACGCGGTTGTCGCCGACGTTGTGCCAGGTCTTCAGGACACTGCTGCGCTCCAAACCATTGGCGACGAGTTGCTCGTAGACCTGATCCCGTCCGGCGCTGAAGGCGTCGTGCGCCTCCGTCGCAGCGATCTGCTCGGCGCGGGTCCGCAGCAGCCGTTCGGAATAGCGACCCACGATGCGATCGACATCCGGTGCTGGGACCGGGCGGCGCGCCTCGACGGCTCGCTCGACCATCCTGTCGAACCGCCGATCCCTGCGAATGCGTGTCAGGTACTGGCGCATCTGCGCAGGGTCCCCGCTGAGCAACTGGGCGCGGGCATTGGCCACTGCCTGGGCGTAGTTGCCGGAGAGCCCGGTGATTCCGCCGGTTCGCTGCCCAGTCTGCGGGCTTCGCCTACCGACGATATCGAGCGCTGTCGAGCGCGCTGGCCGCCCCAGGAGGTCGGCCATCTGGATCGTGTGGCGGACAGCCAGGCGCGTAGCATCATCGATATCGCGCTGCAGGGCGCGGGCGTGCTCCGATAACCAGGTCGACGGCCCCGGGCCTACCGGGTCGAACTCAGGGGCCGTCCGCCCCGGGAAAAGCTTGATTTCGAGCGTCGCGCCGGCCAGGAAAGTGGACCGCAGTTGCTCCAGGAACACCGCCAGCAGACCCAGCGACAGCGCCGAGACAATGGAATCCTCGTCCTGCTCGTTGATGTATCGCTCTATCTCAGCCACGACAGCGGCATCCGTCACCGACCTGACCCGATCCAGATAGGCCCTCTGTAGCGCCGGCTCTTTCCCCTCGATTGCGCGCAGGATCTCGGCTTCGGTCATACCGTGAATACCGCAGGCATCGGGCACCGCAACACCATGATCGGCACCAAGAGGTCGTTGATGACCCCGACGAAGGGCTTGTTAGGCTGCTCGGCGCCGTCGGCCGGGCCGAAGAACTCCGTTTCCAGCGGCCCCACCTTGGCGCGCTTCACTGCAGTCGTCGCAACGTAGTCCGGATTCAGGCTGCCCGGCTTCAACAGTTCGCGCAGTGCGGCCTCGTATGTGGCTTGCTCAACCTCCCGCGGCACCTCATCAGCCGGAATGGGCTCTCCGTCACGGTCAACGGCTCCTGCACGCGGCCATTGCAGCGCTTGGGCGCGCCCCCCGGCTTTCTTGCCAGGAAAGACCAGCACGCAGCCAGAGACCGGCTGTTGGGTGCCGAGGCCGTCGATGTAGGCTGATGCCCGGGCCAGAGCTGCCTCCTTGTCGGCCTCAGCAGCAGCCGCCCAGGCGGCATTGCCACGGGCCTGGTGGTAGGCGTCAGCGCCAGCCACGGTACCGTAGTAGTCAGCCATCATCATTCTCAAATAGGTGGGCCATCCTGGCCCGGTCGACCATCCGTGAGGCGGGTATTACTGCTGCTCGGCCTGCTTGTCGGCCAGGGCCTTCTGGAGTTCTTCCAGGGAGGCATCGGGGCCAGACGGCACGCCGAGGGCGGCCAATTGGTCGATCAGCATTTGTTTCTCAGCCGCTTCGTCAGCGGGCGGCGCGGCCTTGGCCTTGACCTCTGCCAGTTTCGAAACCAGGGTCTCGGTCTTGCTGTTGGCGCCGGCATTCACGCCCAGGGCCTTCAATTCGGCGAACAGTTGCTGGCGGTACGCCTCTTCGCCGCCCTGGCTGTCGCTCTGCACGCCGCCCTCGACCACCAGCACGCCGGTGTCCACGTAGAAGGCGAGATTCTTGCGGTCCTTGATCTCGTCCCACTCGGGCACGTCAACAGACGCGCCCGGCGGGATGACAGAGCCACTCGGCAGCCCGATGGGGGTGATGCGGTTGGTATTGGTGATGAGCGCCATAGTCCACCCCCGTCAGATGCCGTCGGTGTAGCGGACTTCCGCCGGACGACGGATATCCACGCCACCGAGGCGGAAGATGCCGGGAACCTCCCAGCGGATCGGACCGGCCTGGTACACCTGCAGGAAGCGGTGCGGCATCGGGATGTGCATCTTCAGCACCGACGGATCGCGGCGGTAGCTGATCATGCGCGCGGTGCCGCCGGCGCCTGCGGTATCCAGGCCGTTCAGACCCCGGATGGTGAGCGGGCGACCAGTGGTGGCGGTGTAGACGTTGTTCTTCTGCAGGTAGGTCAGGATCGACTCCAGCCCCTGTTCGTTCACCTTGCGGGTAGCGGTCAGCAGGAACTTGCTGTACGGCATCAGCAGGGTGTCGGAGAAGGCAGTGAACAGAGTGCCTTGGGCCTGCACGGTGAGCGCGGTGTTCACGTCGCCCAGGATCTGGTCGGCCGTGGCGGCAGCCCAGTTGCCAGTGACGGCGGTCCCGGCGGTGACGCCCGGATAGGCGAACAGACCGCTGAAGCCCTTGGACGAGTCACCCGCCAGGGCAACGCGGTCCACGAACTCCTCGTAGGCACGGCGAGCGGCAGCAGCATCGTCAGCGGTCAGGTTGATGCCAAGCATCTGCGCCTGGCTGATCTCTTCCAGACCGTAGCCATATCCGATGGCAGCCATGTGCACGCTCGACTCGAACTTCGACCGCTCGGTGCTGGCCAGCGGCAGGTCGTCGGCGTTGCCGTTGACCCAGTCGGCCTTGCCCACCTTGTCGGCCGAGTAGAAGGTGACGGTCTTGATCCACTCGGGCGCCGAGGTATCGACCGGGATCAGTTGCGGATACTGGATATCCGGGTAGACGATCTCGTTGACCTGGCGCTCGATGTAGGTGGTCTGCGAGACCACGAAGCCCAGAGCGGCCTGGGCGTCGAGCAGCTTGAATCGGCTCATGGTTTCTCCTTAGCCCAGGCGGACTTGAGCGAGTTGATTGGTACCAGTGGTACTGGTGTCGAAGCGCGCACCGGCGACCTGCACGTTGTCGGTCGCGACGTTGGTCCAGGCGCCGGTGGCCGGCACGAAGTAGACCGGATCGCCTGCGGCGACCTGCACGGAGGCGGTTACCCAGATGGCGCCCTCGGTCATGACGCGGGCCGACTCGTACTGGCTGTACTGGTTGGCCTCGGCCTTGACGGAGCGGTCGCGGACGCTGATGCCGACGAACTTAGCGGCGGTATCGCCAGCGGTCGACGCACGGCCGGCCTTGTCGGCGGTGCCCTGCATGACCGGAATGCCGAACGCCAGGCCGCCAGCGGCCTCGACAGTGCGGGAGATCAGGGTCTTCGGGACTTCGTCGACGATCATGCCCGGCAGACCGGGGCGGATGTTCGCGCTGTAGGTGGTTTGAACGGCGGGCATTATTTGTCACCTCCTTTCCAGGCGCCGTTGACACGGGCCTCGTAGGCCGACTGACCGTTGTCAGCCGGGTTCGACGGCTTGCTGTCCTGTTGCTTCAGGTGGACTCGCACCGGGTCGTTACTGGCGGCATCCTCGAGCAGGATGTCGAAGCGGGCGGCGATGTAGGCCTCCGGCTTGTCCTTGATGGCGGCGTCGCCCAGCTTGGCCACGACGGCCGCCTTGCGGATCTCGGCAGCGGACTTGCCGGCATAGTCGCCGTCAGCGATCAGCATCGCGCTGGCGATCAGATCGGCGCGCTCGCGGACCAGTTTGTCGATGTCGGCGTCGCTCAATACCTTGGCCTTCAGTCCATCGATTTCGGCGTCCTTCTTGGCCAGTTCGGCGTCTTTCGCTGCCATCGCGGTGGCGTGGGCGTCTTGGATGGTCTTGAGGTTCGCGCCGGCGTCGCCGAGTTGCTTCTGCAGCTTCTCGACGACCTGGGCGCCCTGCTCGGTGGTCTCGATCGTGAGGCCATCGACCAGGAGTTTGCGGAGTGCATCAGCCATGTCATGGCCTCCTGTGGGGGTTGGTTGCGCAGGTTTCTTGGCACCAGGGGTGCGCGAATCCCCGATGCGCAGTTGTTCGCCTCCTCGGGCTCGATCCTCGAGACTGAGGTGGTTCATCGTCATGGGGCCGAGATAGGCGTCATACGATTCACCTTCCGGGCTGACGCCATCCTTGAAGATCACCTCGGCGCTGTACCCCATCGACAGTTCGCGCTTGCCATCCTCGTAATCGCGAATGGCGTCGGCATCCATCAGCACCAAGGGCACGCGGACGAAATCGCCATCACGCAGCACTTCGCCACCGGTCTGGCCCACGGCCAGTTCCTTCCAGTTGCTGGCGTTCACCTCGCCGCCTGGTGGATGACCGTTGGTCATGGGGCGGTAGGCGTAGGAGTGCATGGCGTCCTTGTGGAACACCGATTCGGGCGGCCGGTACACGCGGACAATGGGAATTTCCGGCTTGCCGACCTCAGAACCCAGGTATTCCTGGATGCCAGTGCGCGCGACGCGGGCGTCGGCCACGAGGTACCCGTCAGCGGTCCGGCGAACACCGGACACCGACACGGAGTCATGAAGAAGCATCGCTATTCCTCGTCGAGGCGATCCGCCCAGCCATCGTCGATCTCCTCGAAGACCTCCGGGCCGAGCTCGATGACGCCGCGGTACGGCTCAACCTGGTCAAGATCGACGCTGCCGGGCTGGTAGGTGAAGGTGATGTGGGGCTGGTAGTCCGGCCAGTCCCAACTGGCGCCGGCATCGCGAATTTCGACGTGCCGCCAAGTGAGGTCAGAGGAGTTGAACAGCAGAACCACGGCTCCTTTGCCGAACTGCTCGACCAGGCGCGGGCCACCGGCGGAACAAGTCAGGTTCCCATTCGGCTTGACCGTCCAGGCCTGGGTGACCTTCATCCAGTCCACCGGCGTCCGGCTATACGCGATGGTGACGTGCAGGTCCTCTGCTGGCAGCGTGGTCTCGAAGCCCTGGGCCTTCGCCCAGTCGATGATCTCGCCCGCGTTCAGCACCCGGCGCGAGACGTACAGCGTGCGGGGTGCCGCGTCGTTCAGCGCCTGGCTGGACGATCCGTTGCCACCCTCCTCGTCCTGTTCGCCCTCGGGCACTTCGGAGCCGAACTCCTCCAGCGCCGACTCCAGACCGGGCATCACGCTGTTCTCGACTAGCAGGGTCTCGGCGGCCTTGCTGAGCGCGTCCTCGGGGAAGAGCCTTGTCTCGGCGATGGTCTTGATGGTCTCGGCGGTGATCTTACCGATGTCCGCCCGCTCCTTCGCCGTGGTCTGCCAGAGGCTGTTCCAAATGTAATGGATCTCCGGCGGTCGGCTGCCCAGCGCGGACCGCACCAAGCACTCGTCCAGCACCGACATGGCCGGCGTGATGTCCAGTTCTTGGCTCGACTGGATGCGATCGTAGTAGTTGCGCAGGTCCGCCTCGCCGGTAGAGTTCATGCCGGCGGGGGACTGGCTGAGCATCCGGGTGGCCGGGATATCGGCAGCGCCGCACCCGGCCTGCATGAAGCGGTCCATGATGTCCGGCAGCGTGCCAAAGTTCGCGGATTTGCTGTCGTAATCCTCGTCCTTGTCCAGCATCAGGGTGCCATTGATTCCCTTCGCCATGGCCGCCAGACGCATGCGCTCCAACACCAGCTTCTCGTATTTCGGGTCCTGCATCCCCTGCATGAAGTCGGGGATACGGATCACGTCGACCTTCGCCTCGAAGATGAGGCTGGCCACGTTGGCCATGGTGCTGTCGATCTGCTGGATGGCTTCGAACACGGCCTGAAGGACCGAGTCGCCCCAGCCGAACTGGTTACCGGTGGCCAGGTCCTGGTCGGGGATATCAGCTCCGGTGAAGATCACCAGGCGGGACGGATGAATCTCGATCGCGCTGCCGCCGAGCCGGTACGCCTTGGGCTTGCCGTAGTTCGGTGACATCACATCACGATCCTGTTCAGTGGCCGAAAGGTCGCGCCGGCTCATCACCGTCAGGTATCGGATGCCGCCTGCCTGGACACGCTCGGGTGCCAAAGGCTTGCTGGTGTCAGTTTCGCCCGTACCGATGAAGATCGCTGCGCCGCCCCATAGCCGCGCCTTGGTCAGAGCCTCCTTGGTGCGAGCCTGAACTTGCAGGCGCTTCTCCTCGGCCTCGATCTTCTCGATCTGCGCCTTGCTGGCCTGCCATGCCCTCCAACGTCTGGTCGCATCCTTCGCCGGGATATCGACGACCTTGCGCGGGAACCAGGCGCCGCGATACGCGTTGTGCAACTGCTCATCTGTTAGCACGACCGGCGCGTAGAAGCTGCCGGCGGCCTTGTCTCGCTCCGTGCCCAAGTTGGCCACGAAGTTGACCAGTTTGTCGCTCAGAAAGCGGACTACGCCCATTAGGAAACACCTGCGAGGGAATACTTCGTGATCGGGTATTCCTTGTGGATGAAATAGCCACCTGCGTCATTGGGGTGGTCGGCGCCGGCGGACTTGTCCGGCTCACCGTTGGTGCCCCACACCTGCTGCTCGAGGGCATCGGCGTAGGTCGGGCACCGGTCGGGATTGACCCGATACCGCCGCTCGCCCTTGGCGTTGCAGAACATGGCGTTCATGGAGTTGATCCGGTCCTTGACCGGCGGGTTGGCGGCCGGAGCCGATACGACGAAGCCGGCCTGCTTGAGCAGCGCGATATCGGTCTCGCTGGCCCGGACGGACTTGCGCGAGTCGCCGGAGGCGTCGGGGTAGATCCTGATCTGGCGGGTCGGCCGATAGTCGCCGTCGGCGTACAGCCAGAACCGCTCCTTGATCTGGCGGATCATGTCCGGGGTGTCGTACCCGTTGACGATCTCGTCGACCGCGTGCGGCAGGCCCAGGCGCTTGACGTGGACGATTGCCGACATTTTTCCGACGTTGAAGTCCATGCCGATGAAAATGGCCTCGCCAGGCTGGATCGTCTCCTGGCTGCCGTTCAGCTTGCGGTCGTAGGCGGTGTAGATTGTGCCCGACGTCAGGTTGACGAACTGGCCGCGCAGGTACGCCGCGATCAGTTGCGGCGGGTACGACTCCATCAGCGAATCGATGTAGTCGTCCGGCAGGTTCGCCTCGTTGTCGTAGGTGCTGGCTTGGACCAGGCCATACAGGTCCTGCAGGTGCGGCTTCTCGCGCAACTGCTTCACGAACTGCAGGAAGACGAACTTGAAGCCTTCCGGGGTGGTGGTGACGTCGACACGGTTGCGCAGGCCGTCCACCTTGTAGCGCATCCGCGCGATGATCTTGCGCCAGGCCTGCTGGGCCTTCACCAGCGACAGGACGTCGAGCTCGTCCACCAGAGACCGGCCGACCTTGAAACCGACGATGGTCTGGGGCTTCTCCATGGAGCGGCAGATGATCGTCGTGCGGTAGGCGCTACCACTGAAGAGGTGAACCTCGTGGTTCGCCTGGTTGATCCTGGTCCGCAGCCCCCAGTCGAAAGCCACCTCCTCCATCGTTGGGTAGAAGATGTCGCGGATCTGGGCGTAGGTCGGCGCGAAGTAGCCGGCGTTGATGCGCGGCCATTCCCAGGCGTGTTGGGCGAGGCCTGAGCAGCCTACCCAGGTCTTGCCGGAGCCGAACCCAGCCACGAAGCCGCAGAACTTGTTCGGCAAGGCCAGGAACTTCGCCTGAGGCACGTTAAGCGTCGGCATCGCGCACCCTCGCGTCGATGATGGTCACCGCGACGCTGGTTGGCGGCGCTTCGTCCTCAGGGTTCTCCAGCAGCTTCAGTTCGGCGCGCTTCTTCGCGACATCCAGGCGCTTGAGCTCCAAGTCGAGCGCGGCAGACTCGGTGCCGACATGCCGGCTCAGCAGCTCCAGGTTGCGTAGCTTGTCCGGCCACTTGACCTTGCGGAGCACGCCGGCGATGCGGCGGTCGTCTCCGCGGCCCTCGAACAACTCGGCGATCTCGATGCCGGACAGGAACTGGCGCCAGGCCCTGGGCCAGTCGCGGATAGACCGGAACGATCCGTCGTCCTCGAGGATGTCGAGCACGTCCATCTCGTCGATCTCGCGCAGGCGGCGGATCACATAGTCGGCCTCGACCTCGGTGCGCTTCGAGCGCTCGGCCATGGCGGCCTGGATGGCCTGGGCGACCTCCGGCCGCTGGAGCAGTTGATAGCCGATCTCCGTCGCGCGCCGGGTGCTGTAGCCGGCCCGAATCGCGGCCTGCGTCGCGTTGAGGTCTATCAGGTACTCGTCGACGAACAGGCGCTGTTTCTTGGTCAGCGCCATGGGTCACCTCAACTGAGCCTCAGGATGGGCGCGATGTTGCCCTTGTTGCGGTAGACCAGCACCAGCAGCACCAGCAGGACCGCCAGCAGGTAGGGCGATATCGGCGTTGCGTGGCGCGCCATCAGCACGGCCAGGCTGATCGACAGCGCCTGCATGCCGGTCCCAGCGGCGAGGATGTACGCGCAGAGCGAGACGCCGAACCGGTACGTTGCACCGTGGCGCTGGTACGTGAAGATGCGGCAACTGATAGCGCCGCAGACGGCCGCAGCCGTCAGGGTCACCAGATCAACCATCTTTCCGGCCTCCGATCATGCCGACGATGCGCTGCAGAACGATCTGAAGCCATGCCGGCGCGCGGCCACCGATCATCCAGTCGAGCACGCCGATCAGGATCGTGACGATCAGCGCGGCGGTGACCAGTGCGGGAAGTCCGGAGAACTGGGTCGCGCCCCGCCCGACAGCCTCGGTGGCGGCGTAGTAGCCGCCGACCCAGGACGCCAGCAGGTAGCCGAGGCGCCTGGCCATGGTCAGGTCGTGAGCCCAGAGCACGAACAGCAGCGCGCCGGCGAAGCCGCCGATCACCGCATTGACGTCGACTCCGGGGATGATCGCGGTGGCAGTGAGCCCGACGGCGCCGGCTGCTGCTACTGCTCCGCTGCTCGTCGGTTCAGCCATGGGGGTACTCCAGAAACGAAAAAACCCGGCGCCAGGGCCGGGTTTTCGGGGGAATCTTTTGATTGGGTGCTACTTCGCAAACTGGGAAAATACTCCCAAATCTCTTATCAAAATGTCAAGCGGCGTCTCGTTGGGCGGCAACGACCTGCGCCACCGGCACCAGCGCCTGGGCGTCCAGCCGATTGATCTCCTGCATGAAAATCTCCCAGATCGCCGCCCAGTCACGCTCCCAATTCGCGGCGTACAGTACGAACCCGGGCCAGTCCGCCAGGAACTGGATTACCTTGCCAGGCCACCACTCCTCCCGGCCGTTGACCATGTCCTTCCACGAGTACATAGCCGCCAAGGCCACCCAGTAAGCGACCTCCTGGCGGGGATTGTTCATCTTCGGGAGATCGGCCGAGAAGTACAGGAAGGACTGCGCGCGGTTCTGGTCGACCCCGTTCGCCAGCGGCGAGTACAGGAAGTGGCCGAGATGCTGCAGCGGCGCCGGAAGCGTGCTGATCGCATGCATCACCTTGCCGGCGGCGAGCATGTGCTGGCAGCGGTTCAGGTTTCCCGCGGCCCGCCCGGTCCGCGTCTCGTAGGCGGCGATGATCTGGGAGTCGATGGGGAACAGGCCCTCCGGCTCCTTGCTCTCGCCCTGGTACCCCTCGGGGAAGCGGGCCACCAGTTTCTTGCGGCGCTTCGCCCTGGTCTTCCGCGTGGCCTCTTCGGCGTCTTCGATGGCTTTCGCCATCACCGACGCGCCCGGGATGTGGTACGCGTCCTGCCAAGCCTGGCGCGCGCTGATCAGTCTCATTTCGACTCTCCCCTGTAGTTTCCTGTAGTCACTGCTCGCCCTCGAGGAGAGGGACGACTTTCACTCGCACGCCCGGCGTTTCGCCGTAGCGCTTCCCCACCACCGCCTTCACGACCTGGACGTCGTCCTTCCATACAACGCCGTTCAGGCCGTCGTAGATCGCTTTGATCACGTTGTCCATATCGGGCTTCTTGGTGGGGTACAGGCCGCCGGCCAGCGCCAGCGACTTCCGCTTTTTCGACATCGATTGAGGAATGCTCAGCGCGATGTCGAGCTCGACCAGCACTGGGCCCTCGAACAGCGCGCGACCTGCCATGGCCTGCTGTCCGCTGTGTGCGATCAGCCCCTCGTAGTTCGCCGTCTTCGCCGGAGTGAACATCCTGGCGTGGGCGCCGACGCGGCCGATACGCGGTCTCCCCTTCCCCACCGGCTCGCCGGGTACGGTGAACATCACCGGGCGGAGGTCATGCATCAAGGCGCACCTCCGGCGCTTTCCGACGCATCTTGGCCAGCAGCAGTTCCCGCGCCTGGGCGCCACTGAGCCCATCCAGGCCCTGGGCTTGCATCCGCCGGCGGAGCTGCTGTTCGGCTTCATCCTCGGCCAGGTCCAGCAGGCTCTTCCCGGTGTCATGCTCAATCGCGTGGATGACGGGCTGGCTCAGCGGGATGTTGTTTGCCCACCGCCGGACCATCTCTGCGTAGTGGAACCCGAAGCGCTTGCGGAGGCGATCGTCGTTCACCTCGCCGGTGCGCAGATCGAAAACGCCGGTGGCCTCGGCGGCGGCCTTGACCACCTGGTGGCGGTAGCGGCACGCCAGAGCCTGGTTGAACGCGGTGTCGTGGTCCGGCAGACCGAGCGACTCCGGTTGGACGCTCAAGCAGAGTTCCCGGAATGTCGGCGCCGCCGGCGGCCAGTCGAACCGGCTGCCCATGAACGTCAGCATGTTGAGCCCGTGGGCCAATTGCTGGCCGGTCAGCCCCTGGAGCACCGTAGCCCAGGCGCCGTCAGGATTCGGGTTGTCGCCAAAACTCGACGTCCAGCGGTGCCCGTACATCTCGGTCATCTTCACCCAGAGGCGTTCCAGCAGCCTGTCGGGCAGCCTCGTTGGCGGCGACGATTGCGTTGACGCGGTCGACGGCTGAGCGAGGGCCTTGTCGATGTGAGAGGCCGCGCTTTGCGGCACGATGGCCGGCTTGGCCTTCGGCGTTTCCTGCTTGGTTTCCATAGCTGCTCCTGTTCTGGTCGAAGCGCTGGTTGCGGAGGAGGTTCTGCGCAAGTTCGTGTTCCCACTGGCCCTGGGACTGATACTTCTCGGGGCGGTTGATCCAGTAGCTACGGAACTCGAGGAGATCCTCGTCGCGTAGCTGGTAGTTCTTCATGCCGTTACGGGTCAGTGTCGCGGGCCAGCCCCTGGCGCTGGGTAGCCAGGCGTCATGCATGGGGAATCGCTGTCCAGGCTGCGGGTCCTCGCGCGGTGGAGTAGTAGGAGGAATACCGGATACCGGAGGTGTGCCCACTTTTTCACTTTCACCCCCTCCCACATATCTGCCCTCTTTTTCCGGGAAAGCCGCGTAGTTACTGGGCTCCGACCCTTCCACATAACTGCCCGCTTCATCTGCCCACTTAGTGCCCACTTTTTTTCGGACGGATTGATCCCGTGAAGCCTTCGGCAACTCAAAAATCAGGCGCCTTTCGGCCAAGTTGGGGCCCACCAGGCCCACCTTCTGCAGCCAGACCAGCGCCCGCCGCAGTTCCTTTTCGGAGGGCTCCCCGCCCTTGATGCCCTGGTGCGGCTCGACGTAGAGCTCCTCGGCAATCGACTTCCAAGAGATCCCGCGCCGCTCTCCGACAACGCCTGTTGCGAAGTCCATGAACGGGCGCACGGCGAACACGTAGATCTCGCGGGCAAGCATGGGTAGGCCGCGGAGCGCCTCCCGCTCCTCGTCGTTGATCTGGAAGGACGGCACGGATCACCCTTCGCCCGCCAGAACCGACTTGGCCATGCGGCTGAGCGTGGTGCATTTCGCCGCAGTGGAGTCCAGGGCGTTGATCAGGTCCGGAAGGAACTGGCCATCCCGCGCATCGAGGACCATGTCGTCGAAGACGCGGGTCCCAACGCCGGCGACATCACCGAGGCGTCGCATCAGCGCGCCGAACACCTTCATGGCGTCCATGCCCTCGGCCACGACCGGCCGCACCGGGAGCAGGCCGTACCGGCCGGACAACTCCAGCAGCGCGCGTTCGCGCCAGGGTTGCTCCAGTGCCTGTACCCATGATTCTTCAATCCAGGCCGGGATCTCGACGTCGCCGTCGAGCCAGCGCTCCACCCGCTTGCTCCAGTTCTTGTAGATCCGGGCGTAGTCCACGTGGCTGGTGGCCGCGCCTTCCAGGGCCTTCAGGTCCGGGTAGTCCTTGGCGCGGCAGCGTTCCGGCGCCCGCAGGTTCAGTTCGATGTTCAAGCGTTCGGCGAACCCGTCCTGCGACATGCTGGTCCGGGCGATCATGTCCTCGGCGATGGCGATCAGCACGGCATCGCGGGTTTCGTGTCGAGGATTCGACGTATGCATGGTGGCCCTCCTGGGCGAAGCTATTGGCATCCGATCAACCAGCAGGAAGTCCCCGTCATGGATGACCTTCAACGAAAACCGCCGCTCTTTGCGATCAGCCGGCCTCTTGGAGGTGCGCGAGCTGCTGCTCAGGCGTCAACTCGGCATGCATGAGGTCAATTGCGGAACCCACGGAGTAGCTGGGGTTCTCGATGGCGCCCTTACTGATGCGAAAGATCGTGGAAGGATCGCAGCCAGCTCGTTCCGCGATGGCGCGGTAGGTCTTGCGAGCGGCCAGGAGGTCTTTGACCTTCGTAGCCAAGGTGGGGGTGGTCATGTGCATGCTCCTCTGGAGATATGCACAGTCTATGCATTGCCGCATAACTGTCAACGCATAAATAGCCTCTTCCCCTATGCACAAGGCATTGGCAGCATTGCATCCATGCAAAAAAGTACGATCCAACACACCCTGGCCGCCCTTCTGGCGGAGCATGGAATAACCCCAACGGAGCTCAGTCGCCGCACCGGCGTCGGGCAATCCACCATTTCCCGAATCCTTAGCGGCAAGATCGCCACGCCCAAGGATGAACAGGTCCACCCAATAGCCGAATATTTCGGCTTGAGTACAGATCAACTGAGAGGCAGGGCGACAATTGGTGCTGTGACTCCCCCCGCAGCATCCCGAGAGCCTGATGCGACGATGGACGGCCCGATTGAGGTCTGGGACGACAGCACGCCACTGCCTTCCGATGAGGTGCTAGTTCCATTCCTGAAGGAGGTGGAACTGGCCGCAGGAAGTGGCAAGATGTCTGTCGAGGTGAATTCGCGGCGTAGTCTGCGCTTCGGGAAGTACAGCCTGAAGAAGAAGGGGGTAGACCCCGCGAATGCGCGGTGCGTGACTATCACGGGCAACAGCATGGAGCCGGTACTCCGCAATGGCGCAACCGTCGGGGTGGATGTAGGCAATACCCGGATCGTTGATGGAGACCTCTACGCGATCAATCACGGCGGTCTACTCCGCGTCAAGCAGACCTACCGGCTGCCGGGCGGAGGCATTCGACTTCGCAGCTTCAACCGCGACGAACATCCCGATGAGGAATACTCACAGGATGAGATTATCGCCCAAGAGATCGAGATCATCGGCCGTGTGTTTTGGGGCGCGATGTTCTTCTGAAGGCGCTTGCGCGCCCAGTGGCAGGCCGGATGAATGATGAACAACTGACTGCCCTGCTCCTCGCCGTCGAGGCCCTCGACGAGCGCGAGAGCGTCATCCGCCAGCGCCTGCTCTACCAGGAAAAGGTCGACATCCTTGTGGTGGTCCAGCAGCACGGGGCCGGCGCGATCGCCACACTCACCAAGGGCGGCCGGGTCATCTACGACCGAGAAGCCGGGACGACCGCCGGCCCCGACCAGGATTTCCTGGACTGGGCAATCTTCCGCTCGCCGCCGGGCACCCGTGCTGATGGCCTGATCTACGATGGCCCCGAGACAATTCAACTGCTCGTCATGGATCATTCCTACCCAGGCCGCGCAGTGATCGGTAGCTACTCTCCATTCAAGGACCTGGCGGCGTACGAAACGAAGGGCGAATGCCGCGACGAATCCTTTCTCCGTGCTCAAGAGTTCTTCGCTGTGCTTGCCATAGCTACTCCACTTTCCGTTTTGGAGCAGCATGGTCGTATCACAACGGAGTTCACTTACCCTCCGCTTGTGCCAGGCCTCAAAGATGGGCGCCAGGGTACGTGGCTACCGCGCACAATGCCGAACTTCGAGGAATTACGGCTGCGATGCATGGGCAGAGGTGCTACACCGTGGCCGAGAAACGGCGGTGATTACCTGCGATTTCTTTTGCTTGCAAAGCGAATCATGGCCTGCCCGTTGAGCGATACCGACAAGATCAACCTGATCCATCGTTCCGCATCCTTCTTGGGTGAGGAAGGCCATTCCTTCGGCCGCTTTATCGACTTCCACGGCGGGCCTGACGCCCTATTCCGCCAGCTCCAACACTAATCTCTTCTCCCCCGTCCTGAAGCCCGCCCAAGCGCGGGCTTTTTCGTTCATGCATATCGGTGCGCATAAAAAATTGCATCAATGCATTGACATGCATATGCGCTGATGCATAATTCATCCAACGCCAGCAACAACCCGCTGGCCAACAAGCCGGAGACTCGCCGGATAGCCAGGTAGGTGGCGAAACACCTCCCCCAGCCCCGTGGAGTAGGCCTTCGAAACTGCCTACCAACAGACAGGGACCGACTGGAGCCAAGCAGAAAAGCGCCCATCCGCAGGTGGCGCGATCAGTAACAGCGGACCGCAACACCGATTTCCTCGATGCCCTTCTCGCGAGGGGCATCAGGGAAGCCAACCTGAGGAATGCCAATGAAGCAGTTCGCGAAGCTGTTCGAGTTCGAAGACCTGGGCCAAGTGCTCGTGATGCTTGATCGCGGGGATGACGGCCCGGAGGTGCGCCTCTACTTCAAGCCCGACGGGCTTGGCGTCTGTTCAGTGGCGTGCAGCAACTTCCCCGGCGATGAAGACGAGCAGTGGGACTACGCCGAAAAGGGGTTCGCCACGGTGGACTCCGAAGGGGCTCACAAGATCGTCGCCGAGGCAATGGAAGTCGTCCCGGATCGCCTGGGCTGACGCCGCAAAGTCACCGAACACCAGCCCTGGAGGGCACGGATATGCTGAACATCAATGAAGAAGACCTGAAAGCCGCCATCGTCGCGAAAGCCGCAGACGAGATCCTGAGCCATGACAGCGAACTCTCAGGGCTGATTGCCAGGGAAGTGAAATCGCGCATCGACAAGATCTTCGCCGAACGCGCAATGGCCCAGGTCGAGAAAGCAATCGACGAAACCGTGCATAACTGCTTCGAGCGCGATTACCAGCGCGTCACCGCTTGGGGGCAGCCGGAAGGTGAGCCGACCAGCATTCGCAAAGAGCTGGAGCGAACTGTAAGCGGCTATTGGTCTGCGAAGGTCGATCCACGCACCGGTAGAGCCGATGGCGGTTACAACTCTGTCACCCGCGCCGAATACCTGATGACGCAAATCTGCGCCAAAGACTTCTCGAAGCAGATGAAGGACAGCGCCGTGAACATCACCGGTCACCTGAAGGACGGCCTGCGCAATCAGATGGGCAAGGTGATGGATGACATCCTCTCTGAGCTCTTCAAGGTCAAGAGCCTGCAAGACCAAGGAAAGGTCGAGAAACCGTACTGACCGCTTACCTCGCGCCGCTTCCCTGAGGTGGCCGTCACCCCGAACGGAGTCACACCATGCTGATCCTGACCAGAAGACCCGGCGAAACCCTGCATATCGGCGACAACATCACCGTCACGGTCCTCGGCAGCCAAGGCGACCAGGTGCGTCTCGGCATCACCGCCCCGGACGACGTCGCTATTCACCGCTCCGAGATCTACCAGCAGATCGGCAACGTCCGGCCGGTGCCGCCGGCGGAGCTGGTCGAGGCCTGGAACCGAGAGCACCCGGCGCCAGCGCTGATCGAGTACCGCCCGTACCGAGGGGCCGAACCACAGCGCACCCGCACCGTCGGCCGGGCCAGCGTGTCGCTTGGCGGGGCGGCGGTTATCTGGATCGAAGGCCAGTCGGCGCCGGTGGCGTTGCGGGCCTGCACCGCGATCTCCTGACTTCGGCGCCTGGCCCATTGCCGGGCGTTTAACCCACGGCGAGCGCCCGCCGGTCCAACGGCGCGTACAACGGAGGACCTCACCATGTAGCCCAGCCCCAACGGCAGATCGCCAACATGCGGTCGAGCCTGTACCCAACCGCTTTCACATAAGGCGGTGCATGTAAGTGGAGACAGGGCGCTTGGCGGCGCCCTTCTCTTTCCTGCTCCTGGCTCGGCCAGGGCGTAGCGGAGAGTGATCTGCGGCGTGGAAGCTGGGAGCCGAAAGCTCCCTGGAGACACGCGGGAAGCGCGGGAACAAGCGCGCACGTGGGCGGCCATGGCCGATGAAGTTCCGGGCATCAGCACAGTCACCGCAGCAGCGGCAAACACCCGAGAAGCGCACTGATGCCAGAGCCGGAGTCGCGACCGGCCAGATCACTCCCCGCTGCGCATGCAGCGTTCCCCCTCTTCGCCCGGCTCCGGCCGGGCTTTTTTCAACCCCCATTCGAGAGCACCCACCACGGCGCCCCCCCGGGCACGACTGCCGTGTGCCTGGGTGCTGCCGAATGCAGGTGAACCACGGAGAGCATCCCGATGTGGACATACCGCGAGCGCCGCAACCGCGCGGCTTTTAGCAACGCCCAGCACGCCTGGGACTTCGCCAGAGACCCGCTCTGGGACCAGCCGGAGCCAGATCCAGAGCACGAGGACGAAGAGCAGGAGGACGACGATGGCCTTCAGCAATGAACGCGCGGTTCGGATGATTGAGGAAGGCATCACGGCCATGCGCCGGTCCCACTTCCCGCGCCCCGAACAGAGCTTCCTCCACGGCCAGATCGAACTGGCCTACGCAGTGGACTTCATCGACACCCGCCTCTACGACGACATGCGCCGCCGGCTCGACGCCGCAGCGGATTCGCGCTGGGCAGAACTCAGGAGCACGAACACATGACCACCCGCCCCGTTCGCTCGATCATCGACGACCAACTCGACGACCTGGTGATGCCGGCCGGCGCCGACATCGCCGCAGTGCTCGGCCTGCCCCGCGAGACCCTGGTGGTGAATCTCCCGCGTCGCATGGCGCTGACCATCAAGCGCGGCCGGAAATGCCTGGGGGTGCGTCGTGAACGCGAAGCGTAAAGCCACCTTCCTCGGCGCCCTGGCCATGACCGCCTTCTACATCCTGCTCATCTTCGCCCCTGCCTGGGGCGGTCTGATCACCGCCGAACAACCCGCCACGGCACCCATCGCCGGGAAGTGAGCCAGCCATGCAAACCATCACCGTGCGCGCCTCGTCCTGGGGCGCGCTGTTCGACTGCGGGTTCCGCTGGGAGGGCGTACACCTCCTGAAGATGCGCAGCCCTTCGTCCCCCCGGGCGCTGCTCGGTACCGCGATCCACGCAAGCACCGCAGCATTCGACGCTGCACGGGTGAACGGCGAGCCGATCAGCGCCTACGACGCCTCGGAACTGCTGGTGCACACGCTGCAGCAGCCGGAGTTCGAGGTCGACTGGCGCGGCTCCGACATCAGCCCGCGCGAAGCCGAGTCCACCGGACTGACGCTGCACACGAAGTACTGCAACGACATCAGCCCGCGCTACGACTTCGTCGCCGTGGAGTTGACGACCAAGCCGCTGGAGATCGACTGCGGTGGCGGCATCCTTGTCCGCCTGACCGGCCAACTCGACCGGGCCCGCATCAAGCGCGATAGCTACGGCGTCGGCATCGCCGACGTGAAGACCGGCGGCGCCGCGGTGAGCCAGGGCGTGGCCAAGACCAAGGGCCACAAAGCCCAGATCGGCACCTACGAACTGCTCTACGAGCACACCACCGGCGATGCGATCACCGCGCCGGCCGAGATCATCGGCCTGAAGACCAGGGGCAAGCCCGAGGCGGCGGTCGGCGAGATCGTCGGTGCGCGCCAGATGATGGCCGGCACTGCCGAGCACCACGGCCTGATCAAGTTCGCCGCCGACATGTTCCGCTCCGGCCTCTTCCCCCCGAACCCGCAAAGCCCACTTTGCAGCCCGAAGTACTGTCCGCGCTGGCGGACCTGCCCTTACCACGAATGACCGGAGACACCATGAGCCAGACAACCCCCCTCGAAACCCTGCAGACGCAAGCCGTAGCTCCGCGTCAGCGCGACAAGGCACCTGTCGCTATGTCGTTCTTCAACATGGACGGCTTCGAGCTGATGCAGCGCATCGCCAAGGCCTTCAGCCAGTCCGACCTGGTGCCCAAGCAGTACCAGGGCAACCTGCCCAACTGCATGATTGCGCTGGACATGGCCCAGCGCATGGGCGCGAACCCGCTAATGGTCATGCAGAACCTCTACATCGTGCATGGCACCCCGGGCTGGTCGAGCAAATTCCTGATCGCCACGGTGAACACCTGCGGTCGCTTCTCCTCAATGCGCTACGAGTGGAAAGGCGAGCCAGGCAGTTCCGACTACGGCTGCCGGGCTTGGGCGATTGAGAAGTCCACCAGTGAACGCCTCGACGGCATCTGGGTCACCTGGAAAATGGTGAACGACGAAGGCTGGGCAGCGAAGAACGGCAGCAAGTGGAAGACGATGCCGGACCAGATGTTCATCTACCGCGCCGCCGCATTCTGGCAGCGCGCCTATGCGCCGGACCTCGGCATGGGCCTGCAGACCGCAGAAGAACTGCAGGACGTCATCGACGCCAAACGCGACGCCGACGGCTCGTTCACGGTCGACCTCGACGTGCTGCGGCGCCAGCAGGAGGTCACCGACAAGGCGCCGGGCGCGGGCCAGCAGGCTCTGGAACACGAACCCGGAGAAGTGATCGACACCGTCAGTGGCGAGATCACCAAGTCGGCTCAGCGCCAGCCCGCCGATCAGCAGCCGGACACCGGCACCGACGAGCTCAATCTCGAGTAACCGGCCATGCCCAGCCGAACCGTCGAAGAGCAGTTCGACCGTGTCGAGGAGTTCAACAGCCTCCTCGGCGCGGCGGAGCTGAATGCCGCCACCACCTGGGAAGAAGAGTTCACCGCCGACCTGCGCGCCAACTTCCAGCGCTACGGCCCGCGGATGTTCCTCAGCGAGTCCCAGCACACCACCCTCGAACGCATCGCCAACCAGTAGGAACCCGCCCATGAGCCAGAACAACGCCGCCTTCCTCCACATGACCGCCGACACGCTCGGCAAGAGCCTGCTGCAGGGCCTGATCCAGGAAATCCGCATCCTGCCGGACGTGTGGCAGAAGCTGTCCGAAGCCAAGCAGACCGATGTGATCGAGCGCCTGGAACAGCAGGTACGCAACGCCGCCACCATCGCGGTGCACACCATCGCCGGCGCCGAGCGCGAGACCGTCTACGGCAAGCTCGAATCCATCGCGGCCAAGGACAAGATGAAGGCCGTCATCGTGGTGAATCACTCCAGCCCGAACAAGCACGACCTTCTGGACGCGGTGAACGAGGACTGCCTGCTGATCATCGGCGGCGCCGCTGAGTTCCTCGACGGCATGAAGGACGTGAAGGCGGATCCTGACCAGAACCCGCTGGACCTGAACGGCGGCGACCATGACATGGAAGACCCCGGCGCCTGGGGCGGTATGCAACCAGCAGACGACAGCGACGTCGTCGATGCCGAGTTCCAAGAACTGCCGCAACTCACCGTCGAGCGCTTCGCCGGCCACACCCTGAGCGAGATCGCCATCGGCGTCGCCACCAAGAAGGACGTGTTCGACGCGGCCTGGCTGCAATCGCGCTTCGCTCTCACCACCGAGGAAGCCGAGCGCGTCGTTCTCCAACTGCTGGACCAGGGCGTCATCGTGCTCGAGCAGGAAAACGAGGAATCCCGCGAGTTGAACACTTACCGCGTCGTCAAGAAGCCGGGGGATATCGCCCTCGACCTGGAGTGAGCCATGCGCATCACGAAACTCGAAATCACCAATTTCCAAGGGCTGCGTCATGCGGCCCTTGATGTTTCTGCGCCGGTGCTCCTAGTGGCCGGCCACAACGGCGCAGGCAAGAGTTCGCTGCTCGACGCCATCAGCCACGCCTTCACCGGTAAGCCCGGCCGCGTTGCGCAGAAGCAGCATATCGGCCAACTGATCACCGAGGGCGCCAAGAAAGGGGAGGCCCGCGTCGAGTGGCTGGACGAGGCCGGCGAGGTGCAGGCCTGCGGGGTCGCGCTGCCCAGCGGCAAAGGCTCCCCGCTCGCCGACTCGCCGTTCCTGCCATACGTGCTCGACGCCAGCCTGTTTGCCGCTCTGGACGCCAAAGATCGCCGCCGGGTGCTGTTCGACCTGACCGGCGCCAGCGCCAGCCCGGCCGAGGTCGGCAAGCGCCTGAAGGCCAAGGGCATCGACCTGGCGCTGTTCGAGAAGGTGAAGCCCCTGCTCCGTTCCGGGTTCTCCGCCATGGTCGGCCAGGCAAAGGACTACGCCAGCGAAGCGCGCGGCGCCTGGAAAGCGGTCACCGGCGAGAACTACGGCAGCGAGAAGGCCATTGACTGGGCGCCGGAACTGGTGGCCACCGCGGTGACCAACGACCAGGTCGAGGAAGCCCGTAACGCCCTGCAGGCGCTCGAGGACGATCTGGCTGAAGCCCAGCAGACCTTGGGCGCCAGCAAGCAGGCCCGCCAGGCCGCCGACGGCCGCGCCCAGCGCATAGCCAATCTGCGCGAGCTGGTAGACCTGGAGCCGCGCCGCCGCAACAAGCTGAGCACGGACGAGCAGAACCAGGACGAGTGGTCCGAGAAGGTCATGGCCGCCGAGCTGGCCTCGTCCGGCAGCGTGCCGCACCAGCCGCTGACCTGCCCCCACTGTCAGGGCGCGGTCGACCTGCAGGCCGGTGCTCTGGTGGTGCATCAGCCGCCTGAGAAGATCGCTGACGCCGAGGCAGCCAAGCGTCTGCCGGAATACCGCGAGTATCTGGCCAGTGCTCAGCGCGCCGTGGCGAACAGCCAGCGGGACCTGGACGAGTGCCTGGCCGCCGCCGAGCAGATCAAGGCCCTGGAAACCGAGTCCGCCGACGCGCCCAGCGCCGAAGCGATCGCCAACGGCGAGCAGGCTATCAACGAACTGCGGCAGGCCCGCGACGCGAGCCGCGCGAAGCTGGTGGCCCTTCAGGAAGCCATGGAAGCGGCTGCCCAGCGTGAGGCCTCGATCGCGAAAGCGCAGGCCGCGCACCGGGATGTGGTGGCGTGGACCGGCATGGCCGACGCGCTGTCGCCGACCGGAATCCCGGCTGAGATCCTGGCCGACGCGATCGGACCGGTGAACGAGCTGCTGCAGCGCCTATCCGGCACCGCCGGCTGGTCGCCCGTGCAGATCAGCGCCGACATCGACGTCACGTTCGGCGGCCGGCTGTACAGCCTGCTGTCCGAGTCCGAACGCTGGCGGTGCGACGCGACTATCGCCCTGGCCATCGCGACGATCTCCGGCCTGCGCTTGGCGTTGCTGGATCGCCTCGATGTGCTGGATATCCCTGCTCGCACTCAGCAGGCGATGAAGCTGTTCCAGAGCCTGGCCGCCGGCGGCGAGATCGACACGCTGATCGTCGCCGGCACGCTCAAGGAACCGATGGCGAAGACGCCGGCCTGGCTACAGGCGGTCTGGATCGACGCCGGGCAACTCGCCGACCAGCAGCAACAGGCTGCGGCCTGACCCTCGATACAGCGCCCCACCCGGGGCGCTATCTCTTCCAGCACGCACCGGACGCCGCCCTGTGGGCGATTCAACCATGCCTCGTGGGCCGCCCTGTCAGGCAGGGCGGCGTCCAGTGCGTGCCGTTCCCCAAGGAAACAGCATGACCGCCTATGAAGACTTCTTGCGAGCCAAGGTCCGCCTCGCCGAGCCGAAAGGCTTCGAGGTGAAGCCATCGGCCTTCCATCCCCTGCTCAAACCGCACCAGCGAGCCATCGCCACCTGGCTGGTGCGCCAAGGCCGCGCGGCCTGTTTCGCGGCCTTCGGCCTGGGCAAGTCGGTAATGCAGCTTGAAGTGGCGCGCGTCACCCGCGACCTGGCCGGAGGCTACGCGCTCATCACCATCCCGCTGGGTGTGCGCCAGGAGTTCTACCGAGACGCCGCGATGCTCGGCATCACCGTCCGGTTCATCCGAAGTTTCGACGAGGTAGACGACCCCAACACCATCTACCTGACCAATTACGAGACCGTCCGCGATGGCAAGCTCGACCCTCGACGGTTCAGTGTGGCCAGTTTGGACGAAGCCAGTTGCCTGCGCGGCTTCGGCGGCAGCAAGACGTTCCGCGAGTTCATGGCCCTGTTCGCGGGTGACGATCGCGCCGCCGGCATCCGCGGCGATGGCGTACGGTACCGGTACGTGGCCACGGCCACGCCGAGCCCGAACGAATACATCGAGCTGCTGGCGTACTCGGCGTTCCTCGGCGTGATGGATGTCGGCCAGGCCAAGACCAGGTTCTTCAAACGCAACTCGGAGAAGGCCGACCAACTCACCATCCATGCCCACAAGGAGGGCGAGTTCTGGATGTGGGTGGCGTCCTGGGCGATCTTCGTTCAGCGCCCCAGCGACCTCGGGTTCAGTGACGAAGGCTACGCCCTACCGGAACTGGACATCCGCTGGCACGAAGTACCGTCTGACCACTCGCACGCCGGCCACGAGCGCAATGGCCAGGGACGCCTGCTTCGTAATACCGCTATTGGCGTGCAGGACGCCGCCGCCGAGAAACGCGAGAGCCTGCCCGCCCGGATCGCCAAACTGATGGAGATCCGCGCCGAGGCCCCAGATGCTCACCGGATCATCTGGCATGACCTCGAGGCGGAACGCCACGCGATCGAGGCCGCCGTCCCCACTGCCGTAAGCGTCTACGGCTCCCAGGATCTGGAAGAGCGCGAGCGCGCGATCGTCCAGTTCAGCGACGGCGAGTTCCAGGAGCTGGCCGCCAAACCGGTGATTGCCGGCAGCGGCTGCAACTTCCAGCGCCACTGCTCTTGGGCCATCTACCTGGGCATCGGCTTCAAGTTCAACGACTTCATCCAGTCCATTCACCGCCTGCACCGCTTCCTGCAGACCGGCCGCGTGCGCATCGACCTGATCTACACCGAGGCCGAGCGCGACATCCGCCGCCAGTTGGAACGGAAGTGGCAGCAGCACAACACCATGGTTCAGCGCATGACCGAGATCATCAAGCAATACGGCCTGTCCATCGCCGCCATGGCGCAGACACTCACCCGCTCCATGGGTGTGGAACGCATCGAGATCAAGGGCAAGGACTACACCATCGTCAACAATGACACTGTGCTCGAAACCCGCCGCATGGAAAACAACAGCGTCGGCTTGACCATCACCAGTATCCCCTTCAGTACCCAGTACGAGTACTCGCCGAACTACGCCGACTTCGGGCACACCGACGATAACGCGCATTTCTTCCAGCAGATGGACTATCTGATCCCGGAAATGCTGCGCGTGACCATTCCCGGGCGCCTGGCTTGCATCCACGTGAAGGATCGTATCGTTCCTGGCGGCATGACCGGCCTCGGCTTCCAGACCGTCTATCCGTTCCACATGGAAGTGACCCGCGCCTTCGTCAAGCACGGCTGGGCCTACATGGGCATGAAGACCATCGTCACCGACGTGGTTCGCGAGAACGCCCAGACCTACCGCCTCTCGTGGACGGAACAGTGCAAGGACGGCACCAAGATGGGTGTCGGCATGCCCGAGTACCTGCTGATCTTCCGCAAGCCCCCCACCGACAACTCCAACGCCTACGGCGACATTCCGGTGGTCAAGGCCAAGCCCCTGTGCATCGACGAAGACGGCCAGATCGTCCCTTTCGCCATGGACAAGAAGCTCACCGTCACCCGCGGCAACGGCTACAGCCGGGCACGCTGGCAGTTGGACGCCCACGGGTTCACCCGAAGCAGCGGCAACCGTCCGCTGACCGAAGAGGACTTCGAAGGCATCCCGCACGACGTGATGTTCAAGCTGTACCGCGACTACAGCCTGTCCACCGTCTACGACTTCGAGCACCACGTCCGCATCGGCGAATCGCTGGAGGTCACCGGGAAGCTGCCCACCGGCTTCATGCTGCTGCCACCGCAGTCCTGGCACCCGGACGTGTGGACCGACGTCGCCCGCATGCGGACGCTCAACGCCCAGCAGTACAGCAAGGGGCAGGAAATGCACCTGTGCCCGCTGCAGTTCGACATCGTCGACCGGGCCATCGTGCAGTACTCCATGGAAGGAGACCTGGTCTTCGATCCCTTCGGCGGGATCATGACCGTCCCGTACTGCGCGCTGAAGCTCAAGCGCAGGGCCCGTGCCCACGAACTGAACTCCCGCTACTTCCTGGACGGTGCGGGCTATTGCAAGTCTGCCGAGGAAGAGATGGCCATGCCCGACCTGTTCGCCCTGCTCGAGGCCGATGCTGACATCACCCATAAGGAACCCGCCGCATGATCAAGCGCACCCTCTACCATTTCCACTTCTGCTGCGGCCTGGGCGGCGGTGCCGCCGGTTTCAACCGGGCGCGTCCGCGGGTCGGCAATGTCGAGGCCGAATGGGTCTGCCTCGGCGGGATCGACGTGGACCCGGCCGGATTGCGCGACTTCGAGCGCCTGGCCGGCGTCCCGGGCACCCTGCTGGACCTCTTCACCCGCGACCAGTACGTGCGGTTCCACGGCAAGGAGCCGCCGGCAGGCTGGCGTGAGGCCACCCCCGAGGATGTGCGCCGCGCCGCCCAGGGCAAGCGCCCGGACGCGGTGTTCATCTCCAGCCCCTGCAAGGGCGCCTCTGGCCTCCTCTCCGAGAAGATGAGCCTGACCCCGAAGTACCAGGCGCTGAACGAGTTGACGCTGCGCTGCATCTGGCTCATGGGCGAAGCCTGGGCCGATGACCCGGTGCCCCTGATCGTCTTCGAGAACGTCCCGCGCCTGGCCAGCCGCGGTCGGCACCTGCTGGACCAGATCAACAGCCTGCTCGGTGGCTTCGGCTACGCCGTGGCGGAAACCACTCACGACTGCGGCGAACTCGGCGGCCTGGCGCAGTCCCGGAAGCGCTTCCTGCTTGTCGCGCGGCACGTCGAAAAAGTGCCCCCCTTCCTGTACGAGCCAGAGAAGAAGAGCCTGCGCGCCGTCGGCGACATCCTCGGCCGCATGCCGCTGCCGGGCGACATCGATGCTGCAGGCCCGATGCACCGTGTGCCGTCCCTGCAGTGGAAGACCTGGGTGCGCCTCGCCCTGGTGCGCGCCGGCAGCGACTGGCGCAGTCTGAACGACCTAGCCGTCGAGGACGGCTACCTGCGCGATCTGATCATCGTGCCGGAATATCAGGCCGGCTACGGTTGGAACGACAGCATGGGCACCATCGCTGGTCGTAGCGGGCCCACGAACGGGGCGTTCTCGGTAGCGGACCCGCGCGCGCCGGCGAACGCCCTGCAGTATCAGCAGTACGGCGTCCGCCGCTGGACCGACACATCCGGCGCCATCATCGGCGTCAAGTCGCCCGGCCAGGGCACGTACTCCGTCGCCGATCCCCGCGGCCAAAGTTTCGGCAAGTACCCGGTCACCGACTGGGACGGTCCGTCCGGCACCGTGATAGCCGCCAGCACCACCGGCCAGGGCGATTTCGCCGTTGCTGATCCGCGCCCTTCCGTGGCGTGGCACAAGAACGTGTTCCGCGTGGTCAGCATGGACCAGCACGCCGGAACGGTGACCACCGGCCACGGGCCCAGTTCCGGCGGCCAGGCCGTGGCCGATCCGCGCTACAGCAACTGGCACCCCGGCGCCAGCAGCAGGAAGCTCAACGTAGTGCCCTGGGAAGGCACCGCCGGCACCGTCACCGGCTCCCAGCAGGTGGCCAGCGGCGCGCTGTCGATCGCTGATCCGCGCGTGCTCGATCGCACCAAGGGCGACGCCTACCTGACCGGCGGGCACTACGGTGTCGTCGGGTTCGACCAGTCCGCGGGCGCGGTATCGGCCAGTGCTCGGCACGACAATGGCAGGTGGAGCGTCGCCGACCCGCGCATGCCGGCGGCGAACGACCGGCTGACCTGCATCATTCAGTCGCTGGACGGCACCTGGCACCGGCCCTTCACCACCCTGGAGTTGGCCGCGCTGCAGAGCCTGGTGGACCCGGAAGAACAGTTGATCCTCGACGGCCTGAGCGACAGCGACTGGCGCGAGCGCATCGGCAACGCCGTACCGCCGGCCGCGGCCGAGGCCATCGCCGGCGTGATGGGTACAACGCTGCTGCTGGCCGAGGCCGGCGAAACCTTCATGCTCAGCAATACGCCGATCTGGGTGCGCCCGGTTGCGGTGGCGCTGAGCGTCGCGCAACAGGAGGCGCAACCGTGAACACCGAACAGTTCATTCGTGACTCGGCCGCGCGCGGGTTTTCCCGGCGCGCAACCCGGCTGGCCCTTGGCATTGGCCCCTGGGTATTCCGCGAAATGTTGACCCTGATGCCGGATATCGAGTGGCCGGCGAAGGGCCAGTCACTGGACCACAAGCGGGCCAACTCGCAGAAACGGGGCCACTGCACGCCGGCACTCGCCCGCGCGCTGGACCAGGCCCGCCAGGCACGCAAGGAAAAGCACACCCACACCGTGCGCGGCCAAACCGGAACCCTCGAAGAGTTGGTCGAGCTGCTGCCGAGCCCTGTCTCGGCCAGCACCGTCCGCAGGCGACTCGCCGGGGGCATGTCCCTCGAGGACGCGCTGCTCATTCCACACCTACCGCCGAAACCAGGCCATCGCCCATTTCAGCAGGTGCAGCCATGAAAGAACGTCCGATCCTGTTCACTGGACCGATGGTCCGCGCCATTATCGAGGGACGGAAGACTGTCACTCGACGGGTGATGAAGTACCAGCCGCACGAAGACGCGAGCGTCACGGTGGGAAACTATAACGTCACCGTTGTGGACCGCCACGGCGAGCAACAGCCAGGGCCTGAAGCCTTCGGCGCATGGTGGAGCGACGGGGAGCGCGGGTGTATCTGCCCCCACGGACAACCCGGCGACCAGCTGTGGGTGCGTGAGACGTGGACTGACGTGAACATGTGCGGCGCACCGGCGCTGGCATATCGGGCGGACGAGGATATCCGCGATCTTATGGAGGAGCCGGGCTTTCTGGATGATCGCGGAGCCTTCAACTACGACGACCCGCGCGTCAAGCCATATCCATTTGCCTGCTGGTACGCCGAACTTGATCAGGCGCGCTGGCGGCCGAGCATCCATATGCCGCGTTGGGCCTCCCGCATCCTGCTGGAGGTCACCGCTGTTCGCGTAGAACGACTGCAGGACATCAGCGAGGAGCAGGCACGGGCCGAGGGATATCCCGCCGAGCGCGAATGCGAAACGGGCGGTAGTGGCTTGGATGCTTGGCTCTGGTTCCGCTCCCTTTGGGGAGAGATCAACGGCCCAGAGGCTTTCACCGCCAATCCCTGGGTCTGGGTCATCGAATTCAAGCGGGTGACACCATGAGCGACCTCTTCTATCTCCAGGACAGCCGCAGCAACGTCGGGAGCCGAGCAACGTTCTGGCGCGCCGGCGGCGGCTACACCACCAACCTCGACGAAGCCGAGACGTTCACCCTCGCCCGGGCCGTACGGCAATACGAGTGCCGCGAGACCGATCTGCCCTGGCCGGTCGACTACGTGCGCGCCCGGGCTGAACTTGGTGTCGATCACCAGGACCTGGACCTGTCCCGGACGCAGGCACTCGCCGGCGCGCCGGCGGACGACCGCATCTACGTCGCCTACGACAGGGACTGGGACGGCAACTGTCTTGTCTGGGTACCCGAGGCCGCCGGCCGGACATCCAACCTGACCGCCGCACGGACCTGGCCGCTCGACCACGCCGGCATACTCACCGCGCGCGGGCTAGCGCCCTGGCCGAAGTCCTACATCGACCAGCATGCCAGACCTGTTGCTGTGGCGGCCTCCCTCAACCACAAGCAGGCCCTCCGGCTCTTCGGCCTGAAGCTACCCAAGCCGGAGCACCAGGGCCAGCGCCGCCTGAGCTACAGCACCAGGCTGAATTGCAGCGGCTGCGGACGCTTCATCACAGAGCTTCAGCGCTTCGACGACTGCCCCAACTGCGGGGCAAGGAATGCACCATGACCAGATCCAATGCGCCGCTGGTGCAGAGCGAGGCCGAACTCTGCGCGGCGTTCATCGACGAGTTCAACCGAGTCCCCGGCTGGACCTGCTACCCGGAGACTGCCGGGTTCGACATCCTGGTGGTCCATGAGGATGGCCGGCAGATCGGCGTAGAGGCCAAATTGCAGTTGAACGCCAAGGTAGCCGACCAGATCCTGCCGCAGTACTGGCAGGACCGGTACGGGGCGCCCGGGCCAGATCACCGCATGGTCATTGTCGGGCGGATCACCGAGGCCAGCCAGGGAATCGCGCGCCTGCTTGAAATGTGCGGCATCGCAGTGCTCGCGCCGTCCCGCGGACACCGTCGGCGCGACGGCAAGTTCGTCGACTTCCCCGAGTTCCACTTGCGCCACTGGCTCCAGCACTTGAGCGGGCCGCAACTGTTCGACTGGAACCCCGCTGAACGCTGCCACGTCCCGATCGTGGTCCCCGACGTGCCCGCCGGCGTTCCGGCGCCGCTGCGCCTCACCGAGTGGAAGGAAGGCGCGTTGAAAGTGATCGCCACGCTTCGCCGCCAGGGCTTCATCACCACGAAGCAGATCGCCGAATGCGGCGTCAGCGCGACGAACTGGACACGATCCTGGCTCGACAAGGGCGCCGAGCGCGGCACCTGGGTTGAGTCTGCCCGCATGCCAGCGTTCGACCAGCAGCACCCCGAGGCCTTCACCAAGATCCAGCAGGCGCTGGACAAGAGCGCCCAGCCCACCCTCTTCACCTGAGCACCGCAATGAACCGCCCCACCATCTGCCGCACCACAGGCCAACGGATAGGCCTGTGCAAATGCTTCCGCTGCCGGCCGCCGGCGCCGGAGCAACCGGAGACACCACAATGTCCTCTACCCAACACCAACTGATCGAGCAGTGCGCCACCCGCCTGCGCGGCATCGTCGAAGCCCTGGACAACATCCACGACAACACCCCGCACCGCTGGTCGACGGACCTCGACGACGTTCACTCCTCAGCCGAGAGCCTGCTGGCCCTGATCAAGGACCAGGCGCCGGCTCGATCGGAAACTAGCTTCGAAGAGTGGCTGGCCAACGAACTCGAGGGCGAGGACGGCCAGCCTGTTCCGGCTGCGGTCTGCGACATTGCCCTCGCCCGCCGAGCATTCAACCACTGGCCCAAGCTGGAACAGCCAGCCAAGGTCGGTGGCGTCCGCTTCAGCGCTGGCGTGTCGTCTCGGCTGGTAGTCGAAGCCGCCCAGCGGCTGTACGAGTTCGCGTCCACTCCGGAGAAAGAGGCGGAGCGCATCGAGCGGCTCCAAGCGTTTCGCGAGCAACTCGACCCACTCAACCTCGCCCCGCATGCGGAAGCGTTCAACGAAGCGCCTGCCGATGCGCTCAGACCTGAGCAGGCAGAGGCGGAGCGGCCGACCTACGAATGCACCATGGGCGTTGGTGGCGGCGACGGAAATCTGTTCGTTCATGGGGACCACGCCAGCATCAAGGCTGCTCAGAAGATCGTGATGGACCGCGACGCCGCCCTGGCCAGGGTCGCGGAGCTTGAGCTGAAACTGGACAAGTCCGACTACGCCTATGACAACGACCGCATCCACATGCGCGGCCTGGCAGCGCGTGCCATTGCGCGCGCCAAGGTCTTCGATGACGGCAGCGATGGGGCCGATGCCGAGAGCGCCCGCAGCGTGGTCGCCATCCTCCGCGAATTACTAGCCGTCGGGCCCGCCCAGGCTCAGCACAGCGTGCCGGAGAAAGTCCGCACTCTGTTGTCACGCGCTCAATGCGAGATAGAGCACCTGGCGGAATGCCTGGAGAACGTCTGCGAAGACGAGGAAGACTTCGACGTCCGGGAGGATGTGGCTGATGGTCGTGTGGTAGCCGCCGATATAGCCCACATGCTCGCCGCCGCGCCCGACAAGGAAGTGCCGCAGGCATGGCTCGACGTGCAGGCAGAGCGCCGCCGGCAGATCACCGCCGAGGGCTGGACGCCGGAGCACGACGACGAGCACGCCGATGGACAGATGGCCCAGGCAGCCGGCTGCTACGCGCTCCATGCCGGCGGCATCGGCACGGACTGGCCGGACGGTCGTCAGAATGGCTCTGCACTGTTCTGGCCTTGGGACAAAGACTCGTGGAAGCCGACCACCCCACGCCGCGATCTGGTCAAGGCCTGCGCCCTGGCGCTGGCCGAGATCGAACGTCTCGACCGGGCAGGCATATCGCAAAGTCCCCAGCCGGGAGCCACCACGGCCTCTTCCTGAGGCCAGTCCCGGCTGGGGCGAGAATCCTAACACTCAATTTCGGCCCCGGGCGATCCGCCTGGGCGGAGAGGCATTGCCCATGGAAACCCAATCTGAGTTCCTCTCGAAGGAGGAGTTGGAGGCCATGATCGGCGCCAAGTCATCGAAAAAACAGGTCGAGTGGCTGGCATCTCATGGCTGGAAGTACGAATTGAATGCTGCGCAGCGCCCCGTCGTCGGGCGGATCTATGCCCGCCTGCGGCTGGCCGGAGTGAAACCGAACGGAACGGTCGCTGTACAGGAACCGTGGACGCTGGATCTGTCGAAGGTGAGTTGAAATGCGGCCGAAGCAGCCGAAGAACAGGGATCTCCCACCCCGGATGATTCGCCGGACCAGGAAGCTGAAAGGAGGGAAATTGTGGGTTGGATACTACTACGACGGCCGCGGCGAGGATGGAAAGAGGAAGGAAATCCCGCTCGGCACCGACCTGGACCTGGCAAAGCTGGAGTGGGCGCGGCTGGATGCCAGTCCGGCTCCGAAGACCCTGCGCAAATGGGGTGACGTGTTCGACCGGTACGAAAAAGAGATCATCCCCGGGAAAGCGCCACGCACCCAGAAAGACAACCTCCTCTCGCTGACGCAACTGCGAAAGGCGTTTTCAGAAGCGCCGGTCGAGGCGCTCACCCCCCAAGTGCTGGCACAGTACCGGGACAAGCGGTCCGCGAAGGTTCGGGCGAACAGGGAGCTCTCCCTCTTCTCCCACATCTTCAACATCGCCAGGGAGTGGGGGATTGTCACGACTGAAAACCCGGTGAAGGGGGTTCGCAAGAACCGCGAGACGCCGCGCGACTTCTACGCCAGGACCGAGGTCTGGAACGCGGTATACGGCGCGGCTCCACCGGAACTCCGCGACGCAATGGACCTCGCCTATCTCACCGCCCAGCGGCCGAGCGACGTACTGATCATTCGGGAGGCGGACATTCAGGATGGGCACCTGCAGATCGCCCAGGGCAAGACGTCGAAGAAGTTGCGCATCATGCTTGATGTCGACGGCAGCCCGACAGCGCTTGGACAACTCGTTGCGCGGCTGTGCGAGCAGCGGCGCCAGCGGGGCGTAGCCGGCCCGTACCTGATCACAACGCCCGATGGGCGCCGGATGACATCCTCCATGCTGCGCATTCGCTTTGACGAGGCACGGTCGGCCGCCGCCGGCGCGGCGCTTGAGGACCTCGACGAGACTCTGGCCACTGCAATCCGTCAGTTCCAGTTCCGGGACATCCGCCCGAAAGCAGCCTCAGAAATTGCTGACCTGGGCCGGGCATCCAGGCTGCTTGGACACACCGACAAGCGCATCACCGAGACCGTCTATCGTCGCGTCGGCGAGATCGTGGAGCCAACGAAGTAA